TAGACAAAGCCATAGCTCCAGTAATAGCGACCCCAATACCAGTCATAGCATAGGAAATCTTCTTAGCATGGGTCTGCATTAAGGTAGACAAGCCTTTGAATTTGGTTTCGGCTGTCGTTATTGAAGCATATAATTTTGTCGCGTCTGCCTTGATTATATAAAGAATATCACCAGCTAATGCTGCTGCTCCACCTCCCCCACCGGCTCTTCTACCGCTTCCAGGTCCGCCCATAATTCACCTACTTATTTCATATAACGGGAAGTAAAAGCTTCAAGTCCCATAGTCTTTTTTCCACTTGATTCTCTCTGCTTTTCATTCTCGTTTTCTATCGTAGCCGCCATTAAACAAACCCATTGGCTCACAGTCCATTCGTTCTCGATTACATGAAATGGAACATGCCACCTCTGCATGACACTGTCCATTCCTTTCCAGTAAGCTAAGTAATCGGCTCTGGTTCTGATTCCAAGGTTTCTTCCAGAATTTCCGCCACCGGCTCCTGAGTTTCCGGCTCCTCTACTGGAGTTTCCGTGACCTCTTCCGGCTCCACTTCCGTAGTTGGACTCGAACCAAATAAAGGGCGGCGAAGCATTTGAGTAACCTCCGTGAATACAGCCGTGATGTTTGGCCCTTTAGCGGAATCCTCGATTACCTTTTGCATTTTTTTATTCACTTTCAAAACTACAAAAAGAGCATCAAGGAAATCATCTATCATGCCCAAACTTTCAGACATGGGAGGATCGGTCATTTCACCTTCACCATTCTCCCATTTTATCCACTTCGTATACTTTTCCGCCGCACTTGCCATTACAGACAAGGCCCTTCTCCCTTCACGTTGTCCTTCTGGCTCTGTAAATTTAAAATGAACAGAGCCCAATTTAAACTCCGTAAATAAAGGGCCTTGTGCTACTGTTTCTGGAAATGTTTCGTCATTCATAATTAAAAATTGTCCTCTCCATTGGGATTTTTACACATCTTCATACTGATTCCAGGTATGTCCGGTCGGATACGTATCCGTTCCGAAAACATCTGCAATTACAACTTGAGTTCCTATAGTTTTAAGACCAGCCTTGGAAGTTGCAACCCTGATTTCAACGCTTGGAAACCAGTGAAGTCCTAAGCCAGCGATCTCTACAATAAGAGCCTTACGTGTGAAAGTTGGGGACTTCGTAGCAACTGCCCCAGCAATAGTGACATTCGTAGCCCACGCCAAAACTTTTGCTCCGATTTCAAACGAAGTGAAAGTTACCTTATCCGGTGAATCCACTTCATCCCGGATAATGGCGCGTTTCTTTTGAGCTTTCGGGGGTTTGACAATGATCGGATTTCCTTCATTGTCTTCAAATTCCAAGTCATCCGCTGTCAACTCGAAAGGATTTATTGTCCATCCAAAACAATTCTCTCCACTGGCAATTGCTGTCCAGTCAAGGGAACTACCTGTATTAGGTAAAGTAACCGGAGCCACTGTCTCTTCATCTGCAAAGGCGATTCCAACTACTCGCCCTGTCTCAATTTCTGTTTGCCATACCATAACTAAATTCTCCTTTTCTATTTTGTCAAAACTCTAAATATACAAACCATACTTGGCCAACCTTCTTCAGGATCCCACATTGGGGAAGCCGTCTCTAATTCACATACCACGATTCCTCCTGTAGTTGTGTCTCCACTTTTATCATGGAACCGTTCTACAACGGCTCTGTACACCTCTTCCGCATCTCTCATATCATCCGAACCACCAAAACAACTGACATAAAAACGTCCATTTTCAATATCCGGTTTATACTCAGTTCCAGTAGCACCCCTAAAAATCAAAATTGCTTTTACTGTATTTTTGAAAGAAGAAATAAGTCGGTCTCGCATAACATTGGAACCAATCAAAGTATTTAGGGTGGTTCCTGTTACTTCGGCCCACTCAGCTAAAATTCTGACAGAATCTTTCATCTATCTCTTCCAACTTTTTAACAAAGCCATAAAATCGTTATGCCCAACTTGATACCCTGGAGCGAAGTATGGACGTGGAGCCCTATTTGAACTGCCTAACTCCAACCAAGCTCCATATCCGCTTTCCGTTCCTATCATATATCCAATAATTCCTTTGGCTAAGTTCTTCATTTTCTTAAACCAAATGGAATTCATATTATTCCCTGTCAAAAATGGACTTTTTTCTTTTGCTACTTCCACCATAGTTCCAGGAAAAGCATCAAACATCGCTTTATCTACATGAGACAAAACCTCATCCACTATTTGTTCCGGTGTTTTTACTTTCATTTTCATCATAGGACAGATTCCCCTGTAACGAGCTTGCAAGGTAGGACTAATCCACACCTTGCATCTTTAGGATCTCCCATTACAGCGTAAATTTGGGCGGTTCCTAGGGCTTCTCTGTAACGATGTGTGATCTTGATCCTGTTTTTTCCTGTTACCGTAGAATCAGAGGGAAAATAAATTAAAGCATCTGTAAGAGAAACCTCAGTTCCATCTTTTGCCTCTCTAGATTTTGAATCATCCACTTTACAAGCAACCGTATTTACAGAATCATAAGCCCAAGAATTTGCAGTGGGATTAGAACCAAAACCTCTTCCTGTTTCAGTTCCAATTTGAGCAGTATCTATAAACTGTTGCTCAAATGTATGTCTAGCCCTAATCATTTCAAATAAGTTTCCGTCTAGTCTGTAACATCGACAAAAGCATAGGATCCATATCTTTTGTCAGAAGACTCATTCCACCAATAAACGAAACACTATCCATTCCTTCGATTCCAGCTCGGTTGTAAAGAATCTCAACCAAACGAACCGTAGCACTATCCAAATACGTGTCTTCATTCTCTCCTGGAAATTCTGTCCCTCCATAAAGAGTGCTTAATTTCAACGCCTTGGCCACGTGTTTATAGGAAGAGGAAAATGAAATTAAAACACTGCTACCCGTTCCATAAATATCGCTTGTAATTTTGTAAAATTCAGCCCCGCTTGTAGAATCGTATTCAACTACAACATCAAGAAATTCAAGGTGATCTGTTTTCACTCTAATCTGAGTTTGTAATTCAGCCGCTGTAGCTGCTCCATCTGTACAATTTGCTAAAGTCAGATCAACTTGGATAAAACCAGTTCCATCAATGCTCACATATAACCAATTTGTAGAAAGACTGGTTAAATCTGTGTCCGGAGTAGCTCCACTTTTAGCATATCCCTTTTCCAATTCAGGATATCGAACCAGTTTACAATATTCTTTGATATAAATTTTTGCCTGAGTAATCAGCGCTTGGATATAAGCTTCATCTGAAGTACCTATTTCAGGATTTTTTTGAACTACTGCTAGAATTGAAGCATCGCTCATTTGTTTAGTTCCTGTTTAAAGACAAAGATTTCAATTCCTTGTCTTCCTATCTCAGATTCATAATTACTTTTCTTTAGTAACTTAAATCCACGAAGTTTAAATTGCTTTATCAATCCCCATTCCGTGAAGTACCACCTATGCTCTAATGGCTTGAAATGAATGGAAGAAACTGCATCCTCTTTGTCCTCAAAAATCGGAATGGAAATGAATACATATTTGCCATGAAATTTGCGTATGATTTCCCAAGGATCTGTAATGTGCTCAAACGAGTCCCAGAAAGTTAGAGCTTCTGTCTCATTCAAATTACCTAAGAATGGATCCAACCATAAGGATCGTACTTCCAGCCATTCGATTGATTTTTTATCTACATCAAATCCCTTAGCATTTCCGCATGAACTGATAAAGGTTCCACATCCAATACCAATATCTAATACCTGTTCCTGTGTAAGTGTTCTTACCAAAACCACCCTGAATTTATTCAAGGCTTTAGTAATTGCAGATTCCCTCTCCATCTCAATATATTCATCAAAATAATCCACTTTTTGTTCAGAAAAATGAAGGTTTATGTAACCCAAACCATACGTAGGATTCCAATGCAGCATTTCTCTTTTTTCTTCTAGCGTAATCAATTATCATCTTCTATTTCTAAGAATTTAACTAATTGATTAGCTACAAAATCAACATTACAAAAATCATTTTCAGCATAGTGAATGGGTATATATTTCTTTTCGGAAAGCATTTTTGGATCTACCCATGCAGTTGAAAATTTCTCACTCCATTGATTTTGTGGCCAAAACATAATTGAAGGTGTTTTAAAATGAGTAGACATAATTGAAACACCTGAAGGAAAAGAAACTACAGCATCCGCCATTTGAGTTAATGCAAATAGTTCTGAAACATTAGTTTTCCCAACTAAAGACCTCATTAAAGAAAGATTAAGAAGCTCACAATAATTTAAGTCCCAATTAGAACCTAATAAAATAGGAAGAGTTCTATATCTTGAAATTAAAAATTTGGCTAATTCATTCCAATCTTCTGGTCTCCAAAATCCCTTTGCCCAATTGTTATTTCCACCTACAGAACTAGCATAAAAAAGAATTACCTTTTTTCCACAATCAAGACATAAATTTTTTGCTGATTTAATAGATTCTGGAAAAATTGGAATTTGATATTCCCAATCTATTTCATATTCTGGAAGAATATCCTGTATAGAAACTCCTTTTTCTAAAGAAGAATTAAATTGCATCAAAAAATCTAATCCATTTACATCTTCTCTTAATGGAAAATCAGGATTGTTTTTTCCTCCTATCCAGGGCCAAGGTAAATCCGGCCCTGGATCTTCCACAGCATCAACATAATGAAGCATCTTTAAAAATTCATGACTATTTTTATGCCCGGAATCTTCATGAGCAGAAATAGTAAGGTGTTTAATTCCTCTCTTCCTTTTAAAATCCTCCAATTTTAAAAGAATCCAGTGCATATCCCCTATCCCTGCTGGAATAGCGACTCTTGTTGTTTCCTGAATTTCTTTAAAGTAGGATTTTTTTTCCTCTTTCTTTTCTATTTCTTTTGAAACCTTTTTTAAGACTTCTTTTGCTTCTTGAACATCCACCAACTTATTTTTTAATAGGAAATTTTGAAACCCTTCATCAATTTTATTTATTGGGATTTCTTTAAGACAATCATGAGCAGCTTGACCACAATTACAAGCCGGGATAGGCGAAACAAAATCAGTTTTTTCTAATCCCATAATTGGATCTAAATGAATCTCAGGGGAAATATGACCTCCCCAAAGTACAAAAGTAGGTGTGCGAAGAGCTACGCCAAGCAACATGAAAAAGGAAGGATATGATAAGATCAAACCACTCTCCGCACACAAACCTATAATCTCTGGAATACTTAATTCCCCATGTTCAAATCGAGTAGAAATCCCTTCTAATTGTTCCCCATCATAAATTTCATTTACTCCATCCACATCCAAAACAGAAACAAAACAAATCTGCTTTTTATACTTGGAAACAATGTGTTGAAAGTATTCAGGCTTTGGACTACGTGAAGGACAATCCCACTCTTTTCTAATTGTTGATTGATGTACAATACAAACAGGTTTTCCTTGGGGATTGTCTACCTTCTTTAAGATTTCTTTGCCTCTATCCCCCCAAACTTTTGGGACTGGAAAACCAAAATCAAAATCATTAACCCCATTTAATTTTGCAAAGGAATAAGCAACTGATTTTTCATTTGATTTTTGAGCAAGTTGGTTTTTCCAATCATAAGAAACGGGGGTTTCTGCTACCTTTGGAAGGCCATCAAACCTACCCCATAAATTATTGTCAAGACTTAATATGTGCTTCTTTTGAGTTCTTAATTCTGTAGGGGGATTTGTGAATTCTACATTAGGATAATCCCAAAAGGCTTCCGGCATGGTACATTGAACAGAAACTTTCAAATGCTTACGAGCCAAAGATTCTACCAATGTTCTCATGTAAAAGTGATCCCCAAATCCACGAAAACCCGGAACTGAAACCCGGCTTCGGGAAGGAAATTCTTCAAATGGAAAGCAAGTCAATTTGCTTTCTTCATTCACATTGATTACATGAATTCCACGCTTTTTCAATTCAGGTGCAACTGCTTCAAATGGCTTTATGAAATTTAGGTATACATCTTCTTTCTGAACGTTTGGGTGACCTTTATGAAACCACGCTTGATTCCCTTTTCCATCCCCTTTCATATCAAAACCAAGCAAATAAATCAGTCTGAATCCAAATGCTACTGCAAGATTCAAAGCAGCGAAGCCTGAATTTCCTCCTGAAATCAAACCATCATTTAAGTTTTGTGTAAATACCATTTTCTGCTTACTTGCAGATGAGATTCTGATTACTTCATTTGGAATTTCCTTTATATCTTGTCCAGCCGGAGTTTCAACCCAATATTTTTTAAGCTTAGAATTTTGTGCTTTCCGAAGGGCTTTATCCCCATATCCCCCTTGATATAAACGTGACCAATACCGCTTATCAATTCCAATTGCAGCATTGGCCTTACAAAATTCAAAAGCCCCGTTTACAGAAATGACAAACTCATCATCCAAGGATGAAAAATCAAATCCAGAAAGTGAGGAACCGCCACCAACAATGAAACATCGAAGGTAACGGCCCCTCGCCCTCTGGAGAGGATCGCTTGTTTCCAAAGCACCAGGTATATTCTCAGGAAAATTATCCTGAGTATTTAAATCTACAGACATTTTTAATCCCTCCTATAAATTTAAGCTCTACCTGTATAAAATGTCGGAAGCATTAAAAGCCCGAATGTTTTATCGCTGTTTGGTGTTCCTGCTATGTCATAAGTGCTATAAGCAGCATTTATGGTTCCAGCATCATTGCTTCCATCAAACTCATGTGCATAAACTTCGGCTGTCTTTGCAATTCTTCGCCCAAGTCCATACTTCTTTGCAAAACCGATTTGGACTATGTCGTTTGTTGCAGTGTCACCAGTGGTAACTACAGAAAGCAGTTCCAGTTTCAGGAAGGCATTATTGCAAGCATAAACCCAACCTGTTCCACTTGTATAAGTTGCCGATCCTGTTTCTGTTATGAAATCACCAAACTGGTCAATTCCACTTAACGAAACTTCAACCGCTGTGATATCACTTCCGCTGTCTTCAACAACAGTGACAGTTGGACAAACTGGATAATTGGCAGGTGAATCTTTCGTAAAAGAAGAAACCTCTGTCGTTTGATCCGTGCCTGTAGTAACCTGAGACGCTGCCAAAAAATAATCATCATCTGCTGTGGGAACATCGAAGTCTACAGTATGAAGACTTTCCGCCCTCATGATTGCTGCCAATTGGGGATTAAAAATTTGTCCGTGATTAACTGGTGCGTGTGCCATGTCTAATTCTCCTTTGTGTAGATCTATGAAAGATTCATTTGTTCCACAAGTTATTCTTTATGCTTTTTCTTTTCGCTAACTCTGTTTTCGTTTCGATGAATTCGTTCAGCTCTTAGAGCCTTCTTATTTTTTCGATCTTCTTGTTTACTATCAAACTTCATTTTAGTTTTTTCAGCTAAGGTTTCTTGAATAATGGCTGAAGTCTTGGCATTGCCTTGGATAAGCACGCCTAAAGCCGCTCCACGTCCAATACCTGCTGCCATACGATTCAACGTAGCATCATTCTTAGGCCCCCATAGCTCTTTTTCTCTGAGGGCATCTAAAATAAAATCAATGTCCTCTTCTGAGATTCCAGCCACAACAAATTTCTTTAAGGCTTCGTTCATAATTTTTGCAAATTCCTGAACAGCCTCAGCAATCCATTGCAGATCTCTTAGGGACTCTTGTCCTATCGGTTTGATACATTTGTACTGAGTTTCATTTTCCATTTGTCCATTCCTTCCTCTCCAGAGGGTCTTTTTTCAATTGTTACGAAGTAGCCAAGCCAGTAATCATTCCGTGATACAGAATATCTGTATAATCCACGGAAATCATTGAAAACAGTTGCTCTTGATCTCCCGCTGCAATCTTCGCTAACGGCTCAGTAAACACTGGGGGTTTGCCTGGTACAATACCAAACACCGGAGAGAAATGAGCCATGTCAATAACAGCAAAATGGTCTGTGTCCATTTGAGGATTGTAAACAACCATGCTTTCACCAAGAATAGGAAGTTGCACAGTCTGAATATCCAAACCACCTCTTGAGCTGGACTGGATAGCATTTCCATAAATGGAGTTGAGCACTTGAATCTGATGAACATTTCCCATAATGATAGTATCTGCAAATTCCGCTCCAGCCACCGCCATTCGAGCAATCTCAGTTTCGATTAGAGTTTTGCTCAAAGTGGCACCGGAAGCCGCTGTTTCACTACCAGCTTCGATAGCTGTTAGAATACCTCCCATCGCTCCCGCTGTGGCTGCATTCGTCCATGCTTGCGCCGTTCCATACAAAGCAGAATATTCAAAGTCACTGATAAACTGCTTCAGCTGAGCTTCTCGCTGTAAAGGCATTGCTCGCATAATAGTTTGTGCACCACCAAGCAAAGCTACTCCTGAAATTGCTCCAGCCAACGCTTGGGCTGCATACGAAATCGTATACGTTTTACGATACTGCTGGAGGTAATTTGTTTTTTGGTCAGCAGAGCCTACATTTGTGTCTGTCATTGTAGCAATCGAAGCATCCTCAGTTTGCGTTGCTTGACTTGGATCATCACCGGTAATCAAATTACCCATAACAAACTGAGTCCCTGTAGCTACTTTAAAACCAGTTAAAAGGCCACGAAGTCCTAACAACGGTGCTTTGCCAAACTTCTGACCATAAAAAAAAGCCTCACCAACATAGTTTAGAACATCGGTGGTGGTAATCGGTTCTGATTGAAACGCCATTTTCTTTTTCTCCTGTTAAATTTAACCAGCTGGTTCCGCTACGGTATAAACAGTTCCATGTTCAGATGACTTTGTTTTCAATTGGGCTTTCAATTGAATAGACAACGGATAGTCCATTTCACTTTCCGCCTTTGCAATCTGAGCAAATAGATCGTCGGAATCCGCTTCTGGTTTCTTGTCTTTTGGACTTTTTGGAGGCTGTTTAGTTGTCAACCTCTTCTCTATTCCTTCTTGTACCATTCGATCTCGACCTTCTAAAAAAGAATCAAGCAAAGTGTCCAATTCAGTTAGATCTTCCGTTTGGATACTATGAAAGATTGCATCTAAATCAGGATCTACAATGCCTCTCTTTTTTAAAAGCTTCGTTACATTTTCATCTCGCTTATACTTTTCCAATTCAGCAGTGGCTTCAGAAGCTTCCTTTTCTTTCAAGGCAAGCAATTCTTCATATTGCTTATCTTCCAAAAGTTTAGTTTCTTTAGCTGTACGAAGGGCTTTTTTTGTCGCAGCTGCCTCAGCTTCCCGCATCTTGCGTTCTGCTTTGGTCATAGCCTGAGAAACTCTACGATCTGCTACTTGCTGAACCACAGGAGCCGAAGACACGGCATCTTCTCCATACTCTTCGACAAGTCCAGCCATAATTTCTTCCAGCGAAGGCTTATTCGCAGGGTCATTTTCCGTTACTGGCAAAGGATCCTGAATACCAGTTCCCCCTTCCAGTCCCGTTTTCTCTTCTAACATAACTTCCTCTCCTTAGGTTTAAAATTTATTTCTTCACAAAAAGAATACACGCACTTTTTGAAAAATGCGTGTATCTATAGAAATATGTAAAAAATAACCTACATTTAAAAATACTTATCCAGAATATCTGAAGCTGTATCCAACATTTCCACAGCTTTCTCAATATCCTTGGAACAATCAGCATCCATTTTTATCATTCCTTCATAGGTTACAAAATTGAAACCACACTTCTTACAGATTCGATACCGGCGTTTAAAAGGAACCTTTTCTGTTGGCTTCATTGTAGATCGAACTCTAGAATCACCGCCACAATCAGGACATTTCATTATTCATCCTTCGCTATTTTGGTTTGTTCAATTCTTGCATCCGCTCTTTCTTTAGCTACTCCAGTTGGTTCTAAAAACCTATAGGATAAAGTGCATCTGCAATTTGGATGACCGGGAGGGTGTAAAGAAGAAACACCTGAAAAGAATTTGTTCATAGGAATCCATCCATCCCCTTCAGCGGATTGGCAAACATCGCTGACCCTTTGATCTCCCACTGTCATCCAAACCTTATACCTCATTCCCATATTAACTGCTTCTAAATGGTGACCTTCACTTTGGGCATATCTCATTTCAGTATGAGCAATGCTTTTCTTCCTATCATTTAAAAGCTTTGCATATCGGTTTTCATAACGCCTTTGATATTCAGCATCCGAAATATCAAGACCTGCAAGATATTCTTGGTATTTATCAAGTTGTTTTGCTCTTACTGAATCCAAACCTCGTACTGAATCTAAAGACTTGGCAACGTCAAACGGGTGTTTTCCTTCTTCTAAACCTTTTGCTATTGCCTCTCCCATTTTCTTCAATTCTGTTTTAGTCATATTGGAAGCAAATAATTCAGCCCTGGATTCTGCTATATTTCTTGCAGCGTTCAAGGTAAGGTCTGAAGCGTCTAAAGAGAGTTGGTCTTTCACAGCACTATAAAAAGCAGGAGACATTTCCTCCATTGTCCCATTCACGGTATCTTTTAGATACTTTAAAAGTTCTGTATCTTCCGTCAATTCAGCTAAGCCAGTTGCAAGGAGCATTCCCTTTATTTCAGCCTCAGAAATAGGAGGAATTGCAGCGGCATCTACTACATCTTGGATTTCTTTTTCGGTAGCCATAATTTAAACTCCTAAATCTTCTTTCCAATATCCCTTATCTTTACAATCCCACCACCAAGCCCAAAAATGCCTCGTAAGAGCTTCCATAAATTCAGCACACTCTTCAAAATCAACATTCCGTTTTCTATACATCATAAGTCTATGAACAGCATGAAAAATCTCATGTGCTACTATTCCCACTCCTCTTTTTTCTTCATTTAAATAAATAATAGCTTTTGTTTCAAAAGAATTACAACATCCAATCAATTTTTTTCTGTCTACATTTCCTAAAAAATCTTTGCACCGTCTCATTCCCTTTACTGTTTTGTAAACACGAAACTCCACTTGAAATTTCTCAAAGGTAACAAAACATCTTTTCATTTTTACTTGGTTCCTTTCTCAGTTTCTTTTTTCCTTGTTTTCAAGATTCTATCAATGGCCCCTGATTGCATTATGTAATCTGTTACAGCATCTGATAGAGTTTGAATCAATTCACCTATTTGAGGCTCTAAATTGGATCCTTCTTTTGCCGCCAAAACAAATTCAGCATCGGAACGTTGTTGAATACCCTCTTCAGTGGCCGGTTCTTCCATCCCTGCTCTTAACCCCATTTCATCGCGTTCCTTAATCACAGCATCCATTTCTTTTGTAGGATCTGAAATGTCTGAAAGTAATTCCAAACGGGTTAAATGAGAAACCTCACCTACAAGGCTTCCTATCGATTGCCATTCCTCTATTTTATTTACAGGCATTAGAAATTGAATCGTGATTGTATAATCCTCAAGAGTAGTTCCCCCAAACTTTGACCACATGGCGTTTAAAAGCTCTACACGCTTCTCTATGCCGTGTTTTATCCACTTGATATATTCCGACGCTGCATTTTCCATCGGCGTATACATAAGCTTCAGAGCGATACCGGAGGCGCTTCCTGTTACTCCGATAATTTTCTGGACATCTGGGATTCTTGCCATTGAATGAATGTGGTTTCTGGTTCTTTCCAGCCTTGCATTTATCCACTCTGTATCAAAAGTCCTGGTGAGGTATTCCGCGTTTGCATCTTCCGGTAATGCTAAGATCCTTTTTTGTCGAATTGTGTCTTCGTGGCTTTTCACATCCTCTGCATCGAAACCTATGATTTTCAAGAGGGAATCCACATCCCGCTTTACCGAATCGCCATTGGCTGAATCCACTTCGTTATATTCATCATTTTGTGACATCAAAGCATCCGAGATAATAGAGGTGAATCCAGGTTTTACTTGCCATTGGATAACTGGAATCTGTCCATAGTAATGTTCCTGTGGATTGTCTAAATCTTTCCAATGATAATCCTCTTCGTTTTTCTTCTCTTGAATCTCTGTAGCATTCCGATTGTCAACTTTTCGATAATACGTGTAAATCATATTGGAAGTGTAAACTGTCATGATTTCAGTTTCGTCTTCCAGCATTTCATTTTGAAATATAGTTCCTTTTTCTAATACCACTCTCCGCATGGCTATTAAAACTTTGTTTTCTGTGTCCTTTACAAAAACCCATTCATCCGGCTCGTAACGAACGGCGTTTATTTTCTTTTCTTCTGCATTATAAGAATGAAGTTCAACAGCGTATCCATAAAGCAGTGCATCCCTACGAAGTTCTGTATCCAAAGTATTCAAATGCTGATACTTTGCAACTTCACGATAAGATTCTACCCCTAAGTTATTATCCCTATCGCGTTCTATAGTTTGAATTTCATCCAATCCTAACTCTTTAACACTGGACGGAACTTCATCTGCCTTTGTAATTTGAGATTCAGAAAAGGAGCCTACGAATGTTTCTATAATTTCTTCAATCCAGTTTGTGACTACATTAGATTTTTTAGTCCCATCACTAAACTTTTCATCACGGGTTGTAATCGTAGTGTGATTTCCAGAAAAATAGTTATACCTTTTTACAATATACTTTCGTGTTTTACTCTCCATTTCCCATAAATCATCTAATTGCCCTACATCAAATTCTAAGCCTGTTTCTAAAACTACATTTTCTGTCATGACTATTCTCCTTTTCTTAAACTCCAAGCATCTGTCTTATTTGCGAATATTGATCTACATTTGTCTGAGTGAATTGCAAGGTATTGTATGCAACCAAAGTTCCATCCACTGCATCATCATGTGCCCCTTTTGGAAATTCCATAAAGTGCCTTAACCAAAAATCATTCCAAGGAGCCTTTAAAATATGAACAGTTCGCGCTTCAAACATCGGCTCTAAACATGCACTGTTTACCACTTTATCTTTTGCAACTGTGATTTTCTTTACAGCCCTTACTCCTTTTAAAGCCTTTTTCACGGTTGTATAAGCATCCTTGTAACCAGCTACAACTTCCACTCCTACCCTTACATCTTTTCCATCCTGAATAGCTGTGGTAAGAATAACTTGATTCCGTTTTGGGGCTTCCCACCTTCCGTATACACAATCCTTAACCCATAACTCAGGAATTTTTTCAGCCTTATGAGCAACCCCTGCTTTTACTCCTACTGTATAATCTGGGTCAGAAGAAGTTCTTTCCTTTTCAGATGAAGCTAAATCCCATCCCCTTGCATATTCAATATTTGGAAAATCTTTTTCCGATTCATGTACCCAAATTTGATCCACATTGGAAAATAAGTTCCCTCCCCTTACCGCTGGTTCTTGCTGATACAAAGCATCCCATTCAAAAGTACCTAAAGCCCTACGAATACGTTCTAATGCTTCTAAACCCCAACGCTCCGGCCATAGTGGTTCTCCATTTTCATTGATAGCTGGGAATTTTATGACTTCCCATTTCTCCCCTTCCTGTTTAGCCTCTTCCAATAAAACCCCGGCAAGATCTTCAGGATGCCAGCGAGTCATTACAAGAATAATTACTCCCTTTGGAGAAAGCCTGGTGTATAAAGTGGATTTATACCAATCATAAACACCTTGACGCACCGTGCTTGACTCTGCATCCTTTCGATTCTTAACAGGATCATCGATAATTGCAATATCTGCTCCGCGTCCTGTTAAACCCCCATCGACTCCAACCGCTAAATATCTTCCACCTTGAACAGTTCCCCATTCATGAGCAGCTTGACGTTCTGGTCTTATTTGCTTTTGTGCCTCTCTACCCGGAACATGTGTAGCACCAGGAAAAACATTCCGGCACTCTTTATGAATGAAAATATCCCTTGCTTTTCTACTGTGTTCTAAAGTAATTGGGGCTGCATATCCTGATTGCACGATTTCCAATAAAGGATGACGGCCTAACATCCAACATGGAAAGATTTGAGAGATTAAAAGGGATTTACCGTGCCTTGGCGGCATCATTACCATGAGTCTACGTAAATCCCCTGATTCTATTCTACGTAGTTTTTCTGCTATCTCTAAATGAGGGAATCCCACCTGATAACTTGGATTTACATATTGAGCAAACTCCAAAATATCACGGCGGGATTGTTCACACCGTATTCGAGTGTGCATTTGTTCGGGTGTAACTCTTTCTAATACACTACTTTCCATCCAAATCCTTTTTATCAAATCCAGAGGGTATTTCTTTCTTTACAACTTTATCTAACAAATTTTGGTAGGCTTTCAATTCTTCATCTGTAAAACCAGAGAGGTCAATCTCTTTATCTAAATTGACTGGAATTGGAACGCCTGTTCCACCTACTGCTATTTCCTTCATCTGCTTCCACCTATCCGGCAAACGATTGCACAACCAAAAAATTCCGGCTCCTACACTTGGAGACATTTGCTTTTCTTGCATGGTAACTTTTGTATGGCCGGCGCTATTTGTTTCTACCTTTTTCTCCTTAACCTTATATCCTACAGCCCGTCTGAATAGGGCATTTTCTACAAGTTCGTTTGCAGCTTTCTTTCCCTCTTCATACGCCTTTGTGACTGCTGGACGTTCTTTCTTCCATCGCCAAAATAAAGATGCTGAGATTCCAATATGGCGTGCTACAGAGCCGTCTGTATATCCTTTCCCTATCATCTTACGAATTAAGGCTACGTGATAAGGAGCAAACTTAACCCTACGCTTTTTTAGTTTTTCTTTTTCTTTTAACATTTGATTTGATTCCATGTATTTTCTGTGTAAGTTTCGGTTCAAGCCCCATATCTGTCATGCGTTGCAGTATGACCGCCACATACTCAGGCGCGATCTCCATGCCGTAGCAGATGCGCTTCGCCTTTTCTTTTTCTTCTTCTTTACCTTATCAGCCATTTTCTATAACTCCTATTATGTCATTTCCAAATAAGCTACTTGAAACGGGCGTGGAAGTGGGAATTCGTGTGTTACCTTCCAATCGAAGTCTGTAAACACTACAGCAGTTTCAGAAGTGAAAACCCATCCTTGCGGAGTTCGTGCTACATACTTCACCCACAAATGCTCTGGTAGCTTGCGTACGCCGTCTACAACCAATCCTTTGTTGGTACCGTAAATAAGTTGCCCATCATAAAATACTGGACTGTGGACGCCTTCATGAGCATCGGCTACGTGTTCATAACCCTGCTTGCCAATTTCAATGCGTATAATCTTACGTTTTTTCAATGCACTGGTAAGAAAGGTACCTGGTTGTTCAGGATCAAGCCATATCGAATTGAAATGAGCACCGTCCACGATTGCTTTATCATATCCAGCATTGTGATGAACTTCCCAATTAGGATCATCAAGATGTTTCGGGTATCCACCTATCCCATTTTTATGTCCCCACCATTCCCATTTTACATTTCCTTGAGCATCCATTAGGAAAAATAAATCGTGTCCACTTGCACATACAAGAAGATCCTCACCATATTGAACGATGCTGTGGACACTGAAACATAACCGATGATATGAATGCCATAAACAACAGCTTGCATCTTTTTCCCAAATTTGGAAGGAACTCACTAAAGCCATTATGAGTTTACCATTGTATTCGCCGATTTGGGCTACCCAACGAGCCGGAGTGTGTGGAGCGTGGTCTGGTATTCCTGTTACTTCTTTACCGTCTTCGATTAAAACTGCACGAAACATAGGATTTTGAAGTACAGTCCAGAATCGAATCATGTCAGAGGCTCCTCTAACTGTGCGCGTATTATTTCAAGTGCTTTTTGTTGGGCTGCTTCTCGTTGAACGCGTATTGCTCTAGCTACTTTAATCCATAGCAGCATCCATTGCAGATATCGAATCATGTCAATGTATCCTTACCAGCCATTTTCCATAACCTCCTTAATAAGTTTCTCTTTTGCTTTTTGTGCCTGCGCTACTTTGGCCACTTTAATCCATGCAACATCCATTTCAGATAATGCCATAAAGAAAAGGGGATTTATGTTTTTCATAAGTTCTTTAAGTTCCATTTTCTTGCTTTTCCATAAATCTTGCCGCACTCTCATTCATCTTCATTTTCTTGCTTCTCCTTTGCTATAAAAAAATCTAACCAACACTGATAACAATCGTCCTCAGTAGATCGTCCTTCTGTTCCACACAATTCCCCACAATCAATTTCTAAATACTCTAAAAGATCCAAAGGACAACTTCCAGTTTGTAATCCTATAAACCTTGCCATACTCTCAGTCATCTTCATCTTTTTCATCCTTATAATACTCTACCCAAAATTGACAATTGAATTCGTCCAAGTAATCACCGATCTCTTCACTTATTACATCGGACATTCTGATTCCAACTTTGTAAGTAGCGTAGTGAATAGCTTCCCAAATCAATTTAGATATCATTCCTGCATGAAGTGTTTTCTCTTCCAAATAAATTTTAGAAGAAAATGCAATCCGGGGCTTTGCCTTAAATGGAAAAACCTCACAGCACGGTTTTTCTATTACGTGTTTGTATTTTGCCAATGCCCCTTTAATCATGTCCCTTTTCTTAGCATAGATTAGAAACTCAATACACATTTCTTTGTGCTCTATCGTGAATTGCTTCATTTGCTTTTTCCTTTCCAAAGTTTCTCTGCTTACATACTATCACACTTTCAATTGTGAAGTGTTTCATTCTAATTTTCTTATTTTCATTTACAAATGATAATCTCACCAAGATCGTTCTTAGTAATCCAATCGCCCTCAACAGCCGTTTCAATCCCGTCGTCCGTAGGAATCAATAAGCCAAGCTTCTCGGATCGGGGGCGAGTCTTGCAAGGATTATTATCTTCATCTAGATAACAAAGCTGGGGCTTACCATCTGTCAACATGCCTGTCAAAGCCAATTTACGGATTTTATCCCAATTCTTCCAAAGCAACTGAATCCTTTCATCCATCTTTCTAATCTCCTATTTTTAACACTTGATATTCATTCCAATACTATTTCAAACATCGCATCAAAATCTTCTTGTGTATATTTAGATATGTTTCCCCAATCACGCACAACCCATTCTCCTTCACGAACCTTCCGATAACTCTTACCATCAGGAAGCAAAAGAATCAACTCTGCTCCCGGCTCCCATTTTACAATTTGTTTTCCATCCTTAACATAAACCCCTTTTGGGCCATTTGGGTTCATCGAATTCAGATTGATAAATTTACACATGGTTTGCCACGTCTTCTTTTCAAGTTTCATGGCATGTACAATTTGCGGTTTACGTTTGTACTCTTGGATCTTTAAACTCTTCATCTTCTTTCCCTTCTCTCTTTTCCAACCACCAATCACAAAATTCAACTTCCATCCATCCAAAATACCGACACTCTTTGCAAGTAAATCTCTCTTTATTTTTCATTGCACAAGAACTTTTAGTTCATTTCTTTCTACAAGGAGTTTTTTCTGTTCCTCATGCTCCCTTATCCATTGCAATATACTTTCCAGAACCCCATTTACCTTTTCTTGTGTATTGTCCTGAATGGCCATATTTTTTGCCAACATCCCCATTCCCTTTTTCAACTCTTCAACTTCTTTGGTTAAAGCTGCTATCTTATCCTCCTGAGTAAGTTTCAATTCTATCTCTGTACTTTCTTCTGTAGCCATGATTTCATTCCTTTATTGGTTTGTTTCCTTTAATTTACTATCCCATTCTTGTACTTTTATTTCTGTTAGGTCTTTTTCTTTTGAAAATCCCATCTCTTCCCATCTAAGAATATCTCCTACACCCGGCCTGACATCATAAAAAGAACAAACTCTCTCTATTATATTTGCATACTCCAACCAAGCAAATTTACCTTTATAAAATCTTGGAAGCCAAAGAAATTTTCTTACTACTCTTTTTTCTCCCAACCTATCCCTTAAATTTGGATCGTAAACTTTCCACCTCATTTTTCCTTTTCCTCCTTCTATTATTAATTTTTCTATTCAATTTTATCCTATACAACAAAAATTGTAAAGAAATTTCTATATACAACAAAAATCCTCTTACTTTACAATCTCACCTTACACTTTGTGTAAGAAGCTTTTCTTTTACTTATTCCCCTGTGTGTTTACCTAAATTTCTTATGTGTTTCAATCTTTTCCCCGTACCTATCAGAAATTTTCCTATTTTAAATTTACCTGGTTCTACTTCTTTAATAGCTCTTGCATCAATTCTTACATTTTTAAGAAAATCTTCGGGCAATTTCCTTTCTTGAGTTCCTTCCAATCCTTTTCCATTTTCTATCCAACGTGGAAAAAACGTATTATCCTTTTCACTTTTTGTTCTTCCCCTTTTTGCTTTTCTGATAATAGCAACCATAGATTCTATAATTTCACATCGAATATCTAAATCCAACTGTTGGAATCCATTTTTAATGCCTCTTCGATCTTGTAAATTACACATTATTCCACAAGCTGCTTCATATGCCCAGTCTTTATAATATATTTTCCCTTCATCAAATGGATGTCGAATTCCCAAATCCAATTCTCTTTGTGCCTGTTTTTCTTCCTCATTCATGTTATTTTTTAATATCCTTCATTTGTTTTACTCTATCCAGTAACATTTTCTTCGCATGTGTCCCTAATTCCTGTGCCATGTGGTGACCGTTGCCGCTTATCAAGCCAGCGGTTTCCGCCTTCTCGAAATACTTGACAGACAGCATATAGATGTTATTCGACAAGACGCGGGCCACATTCTCAAGGTCTGAATCTTGGTCAACCACCAAAACACGTAACGGCATCTCGAAATATTCTTCTTTCTTCTCACTCATTTTCCATTCTCCTTTTGTTTCATTTTAAAACCCATAATTTAGTTGACTTCCTGCCATATTCCATGGCCGTTGGCTTACTTTACAATCTCACCTTACACTTTGTGTAAGAAGCTTTTCTTTTACTTATTCCCCTGTGTGTTTACTTGTCATTTTCCTTTCATGCTTAATAATCCATGTCCTTTTCAGTCCATACAAAATCCGGGCAAGCACGACTTGGTTGCTCTCCCGCTAATAGATGGCCCTTCAACCTGCAAGCAGGCTTATTGCTGTATTTATTATTGTACTTATCCCATATAAGAATTCTTTCGCGCCATCTACATTCCTCGCATGTGTGCTGCCTGAAATCATCCAAGTCAAGGGCGTTTTTAATTTCCATTACGTTCTCCATTACGTTCTCCTTTTTGTTTACTTAAATTTCTTTTGGATTTCGCCTATTGTCTTTTTTTCAATAATATCTTTTTCTTTCTCCAATTTTTCCTTAGCATAAAGAATTGGATGAGAAAGTGTTCTAATATCCTCTACTGAAATATGATTGGTTATCAAAAGAAGATGTAATATCACACCAGAATCTTTACAAAGTTCCAATAATTCATTCACTTTTTCTAATTCATTCATGTTATTTTTTAATATCCTCCATTTGTTTTACTCGATCCTGTAACATTTTCTTGGCGTGTTCTGCTAATGACTGTGCTGCATGGTGTCCATTTCCAAATGCTTTGTTTGCGCCTTCCACACCTTCAAAATACAAGACTGCCAAAGAATAAATGTTTTCAGATAATTCATGTATGACATTTTCCATATTTGAATCTTTATTAATATCTGAAACAAGAAGTGTTACTATGTTATTCTTCAAATTTACGGGCTTTGGGACTTTTTCCTTGTTCCACGGCCATGCGCCACGCACATCCTCAAGCCCGGTTATCCTTTTCTCTAAGGCGATGATTTTACCGGCCTGCAAGCTTTCTCGCACAAGCATGGTGTCGATGCCTTTTATAACATCCTTTATTCGTATGTAGTTTTTCCCAATTTCTCTGCGTGTCCCGATTCCCATCTCTCATTCTCCTTTTGTTTTTGTTTTACTTTACTTCTATTTTAAAACTCATTTCATTTAGGCCACTTAATTTGCTTACGTATAATTTCTACCTGCTTAGCCAGCTCGATTGCAAGACGCTTGGCCTTGCATTCTGTCTTGGATGCTTGAAAAAGCTCTAAGCAAATTTCTTTCCCACCCCTGCTGCTTGTAGCCCACGATAACCAATAGTTTCCCTCACCGCCCTCGCAAGCAATTGCTATTGTGTTTCCCACAACTGTCTTATAAACACCAATCTCATAGATCCATTCATGTTTCATGTTTTCCCTTTCGTTTCAAGTTCAGGCGTGAACTGTGCCGCATAGCCCTTGCCGGCCAAGCACAACAACCGCACCGCCTTGCGTTTCCTTGCCTGTGCCAAATCCAAAGCAGTTCATCCAGCACTTCCAACAGCTATCGTCCGCGTGTCGTCCATCGAGGCCACATACATTCTCGCAATCAAGGCCGAATGGTGTGTTGAGGTCTCGTGGACAGCCACGCCCCCGCTTCCCTAAACACCTAACCATAGCCTCTACTTGTTTGAGTTCTTTCTTAGTCATGTCGTTTCGTTTCCTTTCGTTTCAAAACCCACAGCTTCACATCCTTCCTGCCATATTCCATAGCTTCCGGCTTGCTCGCAAACAGCACGTCAATCGATTGCTGGAATCGTTCAGCCATTTTATCCTCGACCCGCCGAAGCCCTACGCCTTGCACATACACCAGCTTACCGCGTAGGTGCCACAAGTCGCGTGATATGCCTAACGTCCGCCCTGGTGTAGGCGTGGTCATGCCAGCCGTTGTGTCCGGGCTTGCATCGCATTCTTCTTTGCAGGCCGTGTAGGCACTTGCGTTTACGATAATGCAATCGAGGGACACGAATTGGGCGACTATCAGGATTAGGCTAAGCATCGTCAATCATCCGCACTTCGACCATGTATGTCATCCCCGGCTTTACTGATACCCCTGATTCAACTGGAATTTCTGTTGAGTGGAGGGTTTCATCCGTGTGGCTGTATGCCACACCCGTAGATGTGTTGCTTTCACTATCACCACCTGATATTACATAAGTCCCACAGATAGGATAGTCACCAGAAAACTCTGTAGAGTGGAGAGATTGATCCGTGTAAGTACCTTCGTCAATGCCTGTGCCCTCACCTTCGACTTCTTCGCCTTCGCCTGTAACTATTTTACCAGTATCATTCCACGAATCTCCACTCTCCTTCGGTTGAAGTACTACACATCCATCTACCACAAACACATCGTAAGGGCCGCTATAGTCCTCTGTAGCATTACGCTCGATTGTCAGCACAGCATTGACTAGCTTGCCAGAGTCATCATAATAACCTGCTACTGGATCGCCACTCTCGCCCTCGCCGACTTCGAGCATGTTCATGTCTACGCCTAGATCTGACAACTGTTTATACACCTTTTCGGGGTCTGCTAACACCCCATAGCTATCAAGCGTAAACAATATACGTTCATCTTCCTCACCCTCTTCGGATGTTCCTAAACCAACGCCTAGTTTCAATAACTGTTCTTTGAGCTTTACAACATCCGCACCTCCCCCCATTCTCAAACTAATACCTACAACTAGAAAAACACATCCCACTAAAAGAACCAAACTTAACAAAATAGACCAACCAACTCCTCTTCCTACTATCATTTCACATTCTCCTTAAAATCGTTTGTAACGCTTTTTTTCAGTTCTTAATGATTATATATGATCAAACCCTTGTTTTTGCCTTAGAAAGCAAAATTGGACTGTTCCTGGACGTTTTAAGTGGTAAATCCTTCCCAAACACCCTCAATATACAAACTAGAATTTTCTACCATCCATTTTGCGGTTTCTTTAAATCCCATACTTTTCACAAAATCATGCACATGAAGAAACGCAAACATATTAAATCTTCCTATGTCCCGTGCAGCTTCCAACCCCTCAAAAACTTCTTCTGAAACTTTGACTGCCATTTTTCTTATCCTTCTTTTGTTTGATGTTTTTCTTCATACTGCTTAATGTACCTTCTAACAATACTTTCATCCACCCCGTAGGAGGATGACTTGGTTTTCCCCCTTCTAAATCCCCCGTTTCTCCCAAGGAATGCTTTATACTCAAACTTTGGATTCTGTAAAACAATTGTATCCTTTCGGATTCTACCCTTATCCGTTACTTCCCATCCATAAAGATTAGTCAAAATCCAAATCAATTTCTCTCGTTTTGTTACCCTTGCCATTTTCTTGTCTCCCTTCTTTTAATTATACGTTTGAGTCTGCTTTTGTGAATTTTCAACTGGCTACAAAAACAACTTCACTTATCCCCAGTAGTCTTAAGCCGCTCAATTTTCATATCTCGATCTCCTTTTCCTTTTGTCTTTGCGTTTCGCTTGACACCCTCGGCGAAGGAGTCTTAGTAACGTTCAATATTTTTAGGTTTGCGTAACCGCTCAATTGCTTGCGCGGCTGTCAATTCATCGGGGCTTACAAGCAACTTCCGTTCGCCATCGTCCGGCACGTAGCATTCAGAATGGTTGGCAACCCTCACCGTCACCTCGATGACTTCATCCTCGTTATCATCGTCGTAAATTTGGCAGGTCATATAAATGGTGCCTGTCCCGGCTTGATGCTCTCTTACGCTGTAATCCATTTCCTCGGCGGCTTCCCTTATCTCATCGACTGTCTCATTAATAATGGTAGTTGTCAGGCATCGGCGGCAAAGCGTCTCGCCGTTATGATCACATACTGTCGTTTCTTCATCGTTGCAGCAATCGCAATCGCCTAAGTCGCTATTTTCTTTGAAATAAATGTTCATTGTTTCGCTCCTTGTTTGCTTCAAATGTAACTACATTATAAAGGGTTTGTTTCCAAAAGTAAAGCTTTATTTTACTTTTATTTTCAACTAAATTTGACTCATAATACCCTTGTAAACATTGACTATCCTTGTTTTTGATTATATAAATATAGTATAGAATGATAAAGAAAAGCTCTAAGAATTACCATTCTCAGAGCATTTTATGTGCTTTTTTAACTAAAATAAGATTAAGTCATGTATACAGTCTTTTTCTTTCCTTTATGCTTTCTTTTAGGATTCTCCTGCCTGATTAAAACCCGAATGGTTTCCAATCTACTTTCTAAAATGTACTCAACGAACCCATCCCCACTCCACATCTTAGCGCCCTTTGCATTCTTTGCCTTCAGTTCTGGAAACGTCTCGTAGAAAAATTCAAGAATCTCAGGAATAGTAATCCCCACTCTTGCCTTCATCCAAGGGCTTTTATTCACTGATACCGTAATAGGAGTTTTCCATAATGTACTTTTCATTTTCAATCCTCCTTTTCCTCTTTTTAATCAAGATGGGACTAAGTCATGTTAAGAATCTTTTTGCGCTTACTATTTTTTAATTGATGTTCCTTCTGGATTACCATCCGAATCGAACCGGACTTATTACTTAAATAATAGGAATCCAAATAATCTCTTTCAACAAATTCAACAAAATCCACTTCCGGTAGCACTTCCTTTATAAAAGCAAAAACTTCTGCAACCGAAGTTTCCGCTCCTGCATTCATCCAAGGAATATGATTTCTTCTTACACTTATTCTATTGGATTTTCCCCAGATATTCATTTTCAATTCTCCTTTTCCACTTTTCCATTCTCAACCAGGTAAGTTAAACTTTTCACATACTCCACCAAAGATTCTTCATGTGTAATTATTACAAACTGAATCCCCAATCGAGCTGATAACTCTTCCATTAATAAACCACAAGCCGATTGATATTCTTTCGACAAAAACCGAAACGGTTCATCCAAAAACAAAACTTTTCTTGGATGCTTTACAGAAATCAAAAGAGCTGCTATTCTCAAAGCAAATGAAATCACATCAATCACCCCTCCACCAACTGAATGTAATGGATCATCACAAATTAAATTCCCCCTTTGCAATTCATATTCTACTTCTGTCTTTCCCCTTTTTTGAACATAGGACATTTTGAAAATGTAAGGCTCATTAAAAATCGAGGATAAACAAGAGGAAACCAATTCATTCAAATGAATCGTGATCTGTTCCTGAGTAACTTGAACTATTTCTTGTAGGATTCCCTGAGCCGTTTCCTGATTTACATTTTGAACCCTTAAATCTATAATTTCTTTTTCCAATTTTTTTCTTTGTTCTTCTAAACTTTCAAATCGGGCAGCCTCTACCAACAATTTCTCTTTTATTTTTCGTGTCTGAAAATCAAAGGACATTTTCAAAAATCCTTAAAGTAAATCTGCAAACTCTTCTTCAAAATCCTCAATTCTTTTCTGAAGCTTTCTACTTTTGCTTTTGTGTTCCTCTTGTTTTTCTTTCAATAAAGACTTCGCATCTTCTATCGTTTCAATATCAAACTTAGCTTTAAGATCCGATAGAATTTGAGACATTCTCCCTTCAAGTTCTATCTTCTCTTTTTCCTTTGCTTCGATTTTCTTTTTTAACTTAGCTAACTTTTCATCCATTGCTTTCAACTTCCTCCATAGCTTTCCAAATAACTTCTTTTACAGAATCGGAAACCTCTGAACTTTCCAGATACTCTTTTAAGTTGTCAATGAAGGACAAAGAAACTTCCTTATCACCTTGAATGGTTTTTACAAAAGCCCGTATACGATCATCAAGAGCTTTTTCCCTCTTAGCCAAATCCAAATCCACTGTTCTCCAAGAAGACTGAAGAATATATGGAATACTTTTATGAGAACCATCACTATAAAGAAGAAAGCATTGCGTAAAATAGTCATGTTCTACTACAGTCCTTTGCAAAGCTGTTCCACAATTCAAAATGGAAACGCCTTTTACTCTTGTAGAAAATCCTTTGTGATTATCCCCAAAAACTAAAACATCAAATCCCGGATACCGCTTTACAAGCTTTTTCACATTCCCTTTTTCTGGAGCGCCTGGAAACGGTTGCTTTCTCCACACCATTTCATGAGCTATGGCAACCTTTAATTTATTTGAATCAACAGCACAAGTAGCATGTATTCCATAAGGGAATCCAGTGATTAAAAAATCATCTACATGCCCTGTGCCTTCCACATATTGTAAAACTCCAGCTTCCATTAAAACCCCAAAAGAAGACTCTCCTATCCGACTTAATGAATGCCCCGGCAAATCATGCTGTCCAGGAATCCCATACCATTTATTTTTTTTCATCCACCTAATAGCCAAAGCCTCAATTACAGGATCTTCTTTTGGCTTGTCAAATATGTCTCCACAAGCAAAAATAGGAACCTGATATTTTGCAGCTATACCAGAAATTCTGTATAGTAAATCTTCCTGCACTCTTATCCAATCATCCACCCGGCATGAGGGTCTTTTAGATGACAAATGCAAATCTGAAACAAACAATCCAATCGGTTTTCTTTTACTCATAACTTAAATCCCTTTCTCAATTATACGTTTACCGCAAGTAGGACAGAATCCTTTTGTGGACTCCTTCCATTTTTCTTGTAACACTTTTATCTCTTTTTTAAGGAAAGGAATCGGATTCTCAACTTTTGAAAACCTCTCTACAATCCCCTGTAACGAATGAACTCCTTTTTCTAGTGATAATATGTTATGTGAGCTTGAATCTAACGTTACGAGCTGTTTTCGAGCACTTACCACCTGTTTTAATCCCTTGTACGTCTCCTTAATCCGTTTCAATGCCGTAACCCAAGAAAACAACATGATATTTTCTTCTTTGAAACTTTCAACTTTCCAAAAATCACTTTCCAGTTCATTTACGGTTTGAATGGCCGGTTCAACCATTTGTAACGGATCAAAACTATGATGTAATTGATCATGGCTTGAAAGAGAATTTTCAAGCTCCTCAATATCCTTTTCCAACTTTTCATAACTTGATACCTCCTTTTCTATTTTTTGAAATTGTTTCAAGGCCTTTGGTAAAGATTTTAACTCTTCTAAATCTTCTTGAACCTTCAATCGAAGTTTTTCATGGATTTCGATTTCTTTTGCTGTGAATCGTTTCCACTGATTCACCTTCCCCATCACCAAATCCATCTGCTCTAATCCAACCAAGTTTGATAAATACCGGGAAGCTTCCGGCCTGGATAAGTTCAACAAAAAAGGGCCGTCAAACTGAGTAGAGAAATTTAGAGATTCAATATTCAATATATCAGCTATCGGGGAAGGAACTGAAAAACCCATAGCATGAAATTCTTCTTCATTCAACTTGTAAATGCCGGCATCAGATTTCGAGCGATTTCTTTCTATTATATCCCCTTCACTCGTTTTGATCCTTACCCTCATTCGTTTCTTGCCTTCATAAATCCAATCTGAAACGCCATTAGGCTTATTGAAAATCAGCCAATACAAAGCCCGGATTATCGCTGATTTTCCTTGATCGGATTTCCCCTTAAAAACAGTAATAGGATCTAATCTTATGTTGGTTTTCTTATGATTTTGAAATCCTGATAAAGCCAATCGAGTAATCATGGACTCAACACTTTGTATGTAAGAAACATAATCAATCCCAAAACTAAAGTTGCAAAACAAGCAAAAGTGATTAGTTCTTCTTCACTTTTTCTTCTTCCTACACTAGCATACATAATATAAAAAGTGTAAACCAAAGCCCCATAGCCACAAAAAACCCAAAGCATAATAACAATACCTACAGCCCAACTAAGATGACTACCAGATAAAATAATAAGAAAAGAAACAAATACACACAAGAAAACAGTAATAATTGAAAGTGAACTTATCTTACGCATTTTATATTCTCCTTAGTCCCTCATATTTCTTGATGGACAAGTGCTTAAAAAATCATCGAATGTCATAGCTACTAACCTTCTTCCTTGTGATCTAATAATACACTTAGTCTTTGCTTTCTGAAATTTCTCTGAATAATATTTCTTATAAAAAGATACAGATGTAACCAAAACCGGCTTGCGCCTTGGTCTTTGAAATATCAGCCAAAAATAAGGTCTATTAGAAGCTGCTTTATCCCGTTCAACCTGAGTTATGAACTTATCCCAAACCCCGCTTAATCCGTCGATACAATCAAAAGGACTCCAAGTTCCATAACCTTTTTTAGCTTCGATTATTACCTTCTTTGTAAAATCAAATCCTAAAGGATGGATAGCACATATGTCTCCATATTGATCCACGTTTCCAGAAACCGTAGCTCTTCCACCAGAGGAAGCAGACCTCCAAAAAACTTGATCTGCTACACCCGGTGCCCACCACTTATTCAACTTCTTGCAAATTTCACGCTCGAATGCTGAACCTTTAGCCTTGGAATTCTTAGCCATTCAACCTTCTCCTTATTTCACTTTTGCCAGCACCAAAAAAGGATTTCCATTCCGTTCCCCTTGCTCCTTCTAAAAACGAATCAAACTCATACTTTTTACAAACTCTTTCAAATGCTTTATAAGAAAGTCTATCTTCACCTAAAACTAATCCGCTTGTTTCCTTATGTGGAAGTCTTACCAGCTCTTCATTTCTCATTATGATGTCTAAATTTTTTCTTATGGCTTTGTATTTTGCTTGATCCTTGTTCAATTGTTTCAAGATGTATTTTATAGCGGAAACCTCCCCCACCAAAGGAACGCCCTTTACATTATCTGAAACACACCCGGCGATTGCTTTTACCCTCCACCAGTCCTTTGGAGAAATCCCCTTGTCCCTTTCAAAATCCTTTTCTGAATACCACATCCGTCCACCAGGCCGAAACATAGAAACACGATCTGAAAACAACTGGTATAAATCCGAATCCATAGAGACAATCACGCATTCATTTGCTTCAATTTTGGTTTGCTGAATTGCTTGCGCTATTAAATCATCCGCTTCTAATCCTTTTTGAATGAAAGTGTTTGCAAATCCTAAAAAGGGTATGATTTTTCTACGTAGAAGCAAAACTTGATCACGATAATTTTTTTCCTCTTGTTTTTGTTCTTTAGAAAGATCCCTCCTTCGATTCGCTTTGTATTCTGGATACGCTTTTTTCCGATGTGAATGTTTTGAATCCCAAAGAAAAACAAACTGGCAAGGTTCCATAATTTTATGGAAGAAAAGCAACCTCCCCAAAAAACCAAAAATGATACCCGTACACATATCCTCTGTAGAAAGGGAACTCAGTGTGGCTCTTGACTGAGCTGTTAGAAATCCACAATCAAGTAAAATCAGTTTCTTACTCATGATCATAATTAATTTCTAAAAAGGACACAAAGATTCTTAATTATGTGCTCCCTTTCCTTTTTAGGAAGAATAATCAACATTTTAAAAATCTCTTGCATTATTTCATTACATTTATACAATGTTTCATCATTCATAACGTGGTTTCCTTTTCATTTTTGTAGCTTCTCGAATCTCATCCCAAACTTTTTGACAGGAAGATCTTATTTTCTCTTCCATCTGATTTTCCTCTACCCATTTCGGCATTCTGGAAATCTTATCCTTGTATTCAAGTTCCTTTTTTACAGAAAATTCTTCTTCTTGCAAAAACAAGCAACACGAAGCTATATCATCAATCCCATATGAATAATAAATGGGAAATGAGACTTCCATCTGTCTACCTGTAATCCGATTTTTGGTTACTCTTATTCTTACATCAATCCCTAAAGTTCGTGGTTTTTTCTTTACTGTTTTCTTTATCTTTCCCTTTACCGCAAGCCACATTTTATGGCTTGCATAAAAGGTTAAAGCATTCCCACCGCTGTGAGTTTTTGGAGAAAATCCCATTCCAATATTATCTCTAGTCTGAGAAACAATAACCAATAATGACTTAGTGTCTCGAAGCCTACGAACGGCTTGACGAAGGTTTGAAGAATTCACCTTAGCTTTTCCATCCGTCATAATTCCCGGAGCCTCTTTCCCTTTCCTATGTGCTTTTTTCCTTTTATCAAACTTATCCAATTCAGAATAGGAAGTTAACCCGTCCATACTATCTAAAACATAGATAAAAGGTTGATCCCCATTTAAACAATCATCCAAATTGTAGTAAAAATCCTCAATGAAATTAGAGCAAGCTTCCCCTACATTTCCACCCGGCCCCTCAATACGCTTAGCCAAAGTCTTTCCAAATAACTTGGGGATATCAAAGAACAAAGCGGATTCCACGTCATCATAAATCAATCGGTATTTTGAAAACGCCTTTTTCTGAGCAACCTCTGCCAGAATAGACATAGACAAGAAAGACTTTCCAGCCGCCGAATCCCCCACTATGTTTATCATAGTACCTGGCTTGAAAGCCGCTCCTGCATGGTCAGAGCAAGCCAAATTTAATAAAGTAGACCCGGTGGGAATGAATCCCACCGGATCCCTCTTTCCTTTCTTACTTTTCATATGAAGCAAAAATCCTATTCATCGTCATCATCATCGTCGTCGAAATGAGAATCAAGATCTTCATCTTCATCTTCTTCTTCTTCCAACAACTCTATGACGTAAGCCCTAAGCTCCTTTACTTTCATTTTCTGAAGATCTTTAGGTTTTTTGTAATTTCCCAACTCTCTTTTTAGCTTTAACAATTCCAAGATCTCTTTTTTCTTCATCATCTTGATATCATCTGCATCGGGAAGATGTGTTTCCTCTTCGGTAAAATCATCATCCTCTTCATCATCATCTTTTTTACCAAAACCAGCCCCTTCTTCTTCCAGATCATCGTCGTCATCGTCGAAATCAGAATCAAGATCCCCATCATCATCATCATCATCATCATCTTCCAATAACTCTGTAACGTAAGCTCTAAGCTCCTTTACTTTCATTTTCTGGAGCATCTTGATTCGCTTGGTGCTTCCCATCTCTTTTCCACTTTCAACCAACAATTCCAAGATCCCTTTTTTCTTCATGCTAGAAATTTCATCCACATCGGGAAGGGAAACTTCAGGCTTTGTAACACCATCATCCTCATCCTCATCCTCATCCTCATCCTCATCCTCATCCTCATCCTCATCCTCATCGAAATCAGAATCAAGATCTTCATTCTCCTCTTCTTCTTCTTCTTCTTTTTTTACCTTCTTTCTCTTTTTACTTTTCGGAGCCTCTTCCTCTTCCTCTTCATCCTCTTCCTCTTCCTCTTCCTCTTCATCTTCATCGAAATCTTCTTCCTCTTCTTCAACCTTTTTCCCCTTTTTACTTTTCGGGGTTTCATCTTCATCACCGTCATCTTCTTCCATATCAAAGAAAAGCTTCTTGATTTCCTTATAGGACATAACTTTCAAAACTGTGTCCAAATCCACAACATCATCCAAAATCGACTCTGGATAATCCTCTCTTTCAATGAAATCAATCCGAGTCGTTTTCAAAAACTTGTGTCCAGCAAAGGAATCCTCAGTAACACGGAATCGGACAGTAGATCCATCCGTTAGATCCGCAAAGCCACAATTTTCAAGTTCACCTTCATCCAACTCCTGTTCCAAATCAGCAGCAAATTTGTAAGCAGACCAATCAAAAACTCTGATTGTCTTTTTCTTATCATCCGCATCGATGATATTGAACAAGCACATTTTCTTTGCTCGAATTGGTTGAATGACTTCTTTGTTTGTTTCAAAATCCCGTGATAGGCGATCCACCTCTTCACAAATAGGACACTTTTTCCCAATTGACCTTGGACAGACTACAGCTTTCCGATCAATAAAATGCAATTGATACGGACGCCGATACCACAAATCACCCTTATCAATTCCATCCGGGTGATGATCGCTTGAAACCCGATAAGGAATGACATTTATAAAATACCTTCCCTTATCATCCGGCCAAAAAACCTCTGTGCCCTTTGGTAAAGTCAAACAACTGGAGCCGCTTCTTGACTCTTTCGCATGAGACCGAACACGATCTCTCATTGACTTTGTATGTGCTTTCTTTTTACTTCTCTTTCCCATCTTTCTTTTCTCCTTTTTCTGTTTCTGTTTCTACTTTCTTTCCTAAAATCCAACCAGCACTTATCTGCATAGTCCAAAAACGTAGAACTATCGGCACTAAATAAAACACAATAGCAATTCCAAAAATCCCACTAATAAAACCTATAAATATAAATTGAGGGTCTATCATTTTGGATTCCTTCTTTTCATTTTCTTAGACGGCGTTTCCGCATAGTATCCTTGATTCTGAAGAAACACTAGATTTTCTAAAGCCTTCCTACGCTGTTCTAATGCTGCCACAGCCTTAATTAAAAGCTCTGAGTGATACTTGGCTTTCACCATCTTTTGAAACGCTTCTGCGACCTCTTCCGAACACTTTACAGCCTCTGCAATAGCAGCCTCCGTAACCTTACTCAATTCGTATTCTTTTGGATTTTTTCTAATATCCGCTGATATTTGAGCTTCCACTTTTTCAAAGTTAAATTTGGCCTTATCAAATCTCAATCGAGCCTTTGTCGATTGTTCAGCCCAAAACATAAACAAGCCTGGCTGATTCAACCACTCTTTATCCAAGGCTAATTCATCTATTTCCAAAACGTCTGGTGTAAACTCTTTCATTGCATCCTCCTTATTTAAGAATACGCCTAATCACTCAGAATTTAGAGCCTCAAAACAAGCAGCTACCAAACCCGGCTTTCCTGAATCGTAAAAAGGATCAAGGAAAGCAGACAAAACCAAATAGGATCTATCCTGTCCATTCAAAAGAACAGCTGAGCAATATCCTAACACTGCCCTACGCACAGACTCTGGATCTGATTCCAATTTTTTCAAAATTTGAGCTACTTGTTTCCAAGGCTTCTGATTTATCAAAGCCCGACATAAATCAATAATCTGAGATTCCTCTGTAGCAGCCTTTAAAACCTTCGTGGTCTGTTCTCGATAGGGAATGTCGATCACTTGCTCTAACATTGATAATGCTTGCCTTGGAGAGCCTTGACAACCCTCTGAGATAGCAGATAGAACCTTCGACTGAACTTTTTTACTTTCTTCTTTACACACTTTGTTTAAAAGCTTTCTGATTTCCTCTTTTTCTAAAGAAGAAAATTCAAACGAAACACACCTTGTCCTTATCGTTTTCAAAAGCCTATTCGGATCGGTTGTAGCCAAAATAAAAGATACATGGCTTGGGGGCTCTTCTAACACTTTCAACAAAGCGTTCTGAGCATCATTAGTCAACTTATGACATTCATCAATAAGCCAAACTCTTGCCCTCCCATACATTGGTTTAAGAGGAACCTGTTGCCGAATCATTCGTATTGTGTCAATCCCTCTAAAATCCCCTGAATCTATTTCTACAAAATCAGATTTTATAGCACCTAAATAACGAGAAAGTATCCGAGCCGCTGTAGTTTTCCCACAACCTGAAGGGCCTGTAAGAAGAAAAGCAGAAGGTCTGTTCTTTTTAGATTCTAAAGACCTTAAACTTTTTATCACTTCCTCATTTCCTAACATATCTACCCAATTCTTCGGGCGGTATCGAATAGCCAAGCTCATACTTTTACCTCCTTCTTATCAAACCAACTTTCACCAACTTCACAAGCTTCTATTTCCATTTCAAGAGGTAAAATAATCCACTTCCAAGCTTCCCTGATTTTCTTCGATCCTACCCTTGAAATCAATTCCAAATAATCATCAAATTCATTTTCTGGAACATCTGCTAATATCGAATCATGAATTTGACCTATCAGTTTCGTTTTCATTTTCCTTTGTCTAATCTCTTTTTGAACCTCGATAAAAGTCCAAAGCAAACAATGAAAAGCCGCTCCCTGAATTGGATAATTTATTACTTCATTCCTTCCCATAAATCCGCCACATCTGAAACCTGTTTTCAGATCAAAATATCCCTGTTTCAAATATGCTTTATACCACTCCTTTTTCCAAGCATGATACCGTTTAAACTTGCTTGTCCAAAACAAATGCTCTACGTTTTCAATATGATCCTCGAAATCAGAATAAGATCCCATTCCTCTTTTTTTCAAATGACTCATAAGAGGAGTTCCATCCACTAACTTTAAATCAAACTCTTCAATCGAATCCCATAAAGCCGGTGCTATTTTCTTATAAAACGAACCATAAAAAATTGGAAATACGAATCGGTTTTTTGCACAATATCGCATCTCTTTTGAAACTTCATTTCTCTTACAATCGTAACATTCAATCGCCATTTCTTTATGTAGATCATGTCCATTTTTCAAGTAACGAAGCATTCGAGGATCTTTATGATAACAAGCTGCAATCCTTACCTCTATCGCACTGTAATCAGCCTCTACTAAACGATTTCCTTCCCTTGGGATAAAAGCCCTTCTGACAATTTTTGCAACCCAAGGATCCCTTATAGGAATATTTTGAAAGTTTGGCTTATTAGAGGATGATCTATACGTAGGTACAATATGCAAGTTAAAAAACGGGTGTAAAATTCCATTCGTAGTTTCTGATATGAGATTCTGGAGGTAAGTAGTTCTGGCTTTCCTGTATTTTCGATATTTCAAAACCATATTAACAAAGGGATTTTTTAAAGTAGCTAAAACCTGCTTGTCCATAGATCCGGTTTCTCGAATCCCTAAAGATTTCGCCAATACTTCCCTCAATTGCTCTCCACTCCCAATCTTGGCAGTTGCTCCATATTTTTGTCTCCAAACTCTTCCTGACTTAGTTTCAAAAATACGTTTAGATATATTTTCCTCTTTTTTTTCCAATCTTTTAATTTGCTTTTCCACATAGGAAACATCTATCCGAATCCCAGTGCGTTCAGCCTGAGCAAAAGCCAAAGCTCCATCATGCAATAACTGATAAGCTCTTTCATTTATAACATCCATCTAACATCCTTCTCTGCCATTGGGCCAATCGAAATTCAAATACAGCGTCTATTCCATTATACATTAGAAGCTTTGTTTCCGGGATTTCTCTAACTCGATTTAGCTTCCCTTTTTTAGATTTCAAAAGTGGAACTATCTCAGAATCATAATCAGGAACCCCAAACTGAATATATGATTGAAAACTTAAGGATGTATATTTCTCCCGGTTATTCTCTACATGAGCAGCAAGCATGGTATCCCAAACCCAACCCCTCACTTTTGTTTTCAAAAAAACCCTCGACCATACATCCTCAAATTTGAAATTTGCCGCTATTTTTTCAATGTTTGGATCATTTAAAATCGTTCTAAGAAGAGGAATCAAAGATTTTGAAAGCATCATAGCTGTTCCTTCTCTTCCATCTTCTGAAAAAGCTACAGATACGATTTCCTGATTCTTCTCATATGGTTTCAATCCTGTAGTTTCATAATCAAAAGCAATCAAAGGAGGTCTACGTCTAATCAAATCCCCCAAATATCTCAAAGCTTCTTTTTCCGTTTTAAGCACATGAATCCCTGGCAAGATCCCAGTGCAAGGGGGAATCTGTTTATTTCCACAAGCAAGAGAAACAGCATGAACCAAATCATTTCTAAAGATTTTTAGAAGCCCTTCATTTATCTTTTCCCTTTGCCCAAATCCCTGAGTTTGTCTCAACAAAAAAGCTGGATGGTAAGTAGAAACAATCCAACCCCCAACTTCTTTATCAGGAATTGCCAGCCCTCTCCACCTGGAAACTCCCCCTAAATCCTTTTTCCACCTCACCCCTATCACTGATTCAATAGCAGATTTTCCCAATAACAAAACCACTTTTGGTTTGTTTTTTCGTATCTCAGTCCACACCATAGACCTACAAGCGTCGATTTCCTTTGACGTTACTTTTCTGTTTTTCGGTGGTCTGCAATTTACAGCATTTACAATTCTACAATCTTGCTCTAAATCGACTTGTATGCGTTTCAATTCCTTCCGAAGTAATATACCCGATTTCCCTACAAAATGCTTTCCTACGTCATCCTCGGTAGCTCCCGGGGCTTCTCCAACAATTAAGATCCTCTTCTTTCCTTTTCCAGAAACTTTCATTCGTGGAGTTAAACACTTTCTCCACAATCCGCATGAATGACAACCTGTAGCAGTCAATAAATCCGTTTCAGAAAATAACACAAATCAATCCTTTTTATCTGGATTCCTAGGACAGCCCTTACCAGGAAACATAAATCCATACTTTTCTAATCTTGATAATCCAATCATACAAATACCACCTCTGCCAACAAAAGTAAAAAATGGACAATGCCTGGAACACCTTCCAAATTCATTTAAAGGTGGAATTAAAACTGTGATCTCATATTTCTTTTTCATTTTCAAAATCCCTATTGAATCACTCTTTTCCCCAACTACAAGTAATAGAAGCTTTGACACAGCGAAAATTATGATATGATCGCCATACCCTCTTCGTTTTAGCTGACAAAACAATACGCCCCTTTTTTGTCAAATAGGGTACATTAAGAAAAGCACAAATCGATCCTACACGCCTATCTCTACACGTACCCAAATATGCTAAGCCATCACTATCTACAATTATCCAACCTTCATATTCCATTATCTTTCTCCTTCTCTTTTATTGAATCAAAGCAGACACAAACCAGAAATCATCCCCCTTAATCTGCATGGTCTTTTTCCCTAAAAGGACTTCCCGGTTTTTCTGCAAACACTCTTTAAACAAATCAGGACGGATAGAAAATTTTCTATCCTTTCCTTTACCTTCACACTTGATCTCAACTTTTTCCCTTATTCCACCCTCAGAGGTTTCCACATGGAAAATAGCAACATTACCTTTCAAGGAAACTGTCATCTGTTTTTGAGAATCAAACCGAAGTTTCTCCACAAAAACAGAACACCGATCCAAAGCCGGAATCGCTGTTTTTGAAAATTTTACTTTCTCTGCTTTCCATTGATCTTCCACCATATGATCAATATGAAAAGGCTCTCCCCCTAACAAAGAACAAACCCCAATATATCCATCACTATTTTTAAAGTAAATCTGGGATTTATATCCTTTACATTTATTTGGTTTCAAAGACTTCAAAAAAATGGAACTGGAAGCTGGTATCAAAACCGGATTTTTCATAAGGGATTTTTCCCCTGTGATTTGATAAAACATAAACCCATCCGCAGCCATCATTATTTTTTCCTGAATCGAAACTGCCATGAGAACAGGATTAAGAAATGACTTGGAAGCATAAGCAGCAACCCGGTGGAATAACTCTGCAAATTCTTCTATAAGGCCATCCCACTTATCAGGGATCTTGAAAGAAAAGCATTCTGTACAAGCAAAACTTGCTTTTGTATTCTTATGAGAAACGAGCAATTTTGAATCCTTTACTCGAATTTGAATCATCTCTGTTTTACCGCGTTGTAAAAATCGATAGAAATCACTTCCATTTACTGCAAAATTTGGAAAGCCTTCCATCTCAGAAATGACAGGGGAGCAAGCTCGGCTCATTTCTGATTTGCAGAAAAATCTTCCATAGACAAAAGACAAAACCCCAATCTGTTCATCTATTATAGATTTTTGAATTAGAATATCCTTTAGACTTTCCAAAACTACCAACAAACTCATTCGGCTAATTTCTCTTGCCTCACTCATTTCCTTTCCCTTCGTTTCTTGCTTTGCCATATACTCTTTGACTTTTTTAAAACGTTTATTTATTCTTCTTTCCACTTCCCATTCACCAAGCTCCTGAAACTTTTCCTTTCCTGCATACCAAACTCTACAGAAAATCCGGATTTCCTCTTCTGAAATCCCCTCTCTAATCCATTGCAAAATCAGGGAATTCAACTTGCTCTTTTTGCTTTTATTCTTCATTTTCTTTTCAAAGTCTCCTTATTCAATAATACGCCTAACCACACAAAATCAAAAAGGAAGTGTAGAGGGTTGGTTTCAACCCTCTACACTAAAGGATCCTTCTTTTTCATTCTCCTTTTTCATTATCATAGTTATTAACTAAAGCTTGCATTTCAGTAACCCTCCTCTTCCAGATCCCCAAGTTTTTCTGCATTGACTTCAATTCACACTTTAATCTAACAAGCTCAGGAGCATCAGCCTTACGGTAAAGATTCTTAAAGCCTAAACCATAACACGTCAACATTCCCTCGCTGCTAACAAGCCAGTCATTTACTTCTAAAATCTTTGATGGGGAAAGTGCAGTAGAAAAAACAAGAAAAACCCCATTAACAGTTAATGCCTCATAATAACTACCCGGACAATTACCAATACTTTCCATAATCTTTTTCGCGTTATCCCCGGTGTACCTCCACGCAGAAACCACTTTGCCCGTGCTTATTTCAATAAACCTATTCATGATCATTCTCCTTCAGTTATTCAAAATCTCAAAAGCCCTATCATTTACCTCTCGCGCTTTCCGTTCCAAAACATTGATACCACGATCCGTTACTCGCTCCCCGCCGATGTAATGCTCCACAGCCTCAGAGATACCCATAAACGTACCGTATGCCGTTCCAGCCAGCTCATGCTCTTGTATACCGCTTCCATGCTTAATAGTGGCCTCAACCAATTCCCGATTCTGATTAGCTATTGTATACGCTTTTCCCTTCAAATCTTCCCCCTCAGAATCCTTCAGAGAAAAAAGCTCATCCAAAAGAAAACCCCGTTCCTTTTTCGTCAATTTCCTCTGAGCCATTTCCCGAAAAACATTGGTCTGATTTTCAAACATTTCAGAAGTTTCTGCATACAACTCCCGGACTTCATCCATCCGCAAATGAACAAACTTGGAATGTCTGACCACTCTTCGGTTTTCACTTCCCAATCTCAAAGCCTGAGTCAGGGTGTTATTACATACAACCCGAACCGAAGTCGGCTGTATGTAATTCGCTGTTTTTCCATCGTGTGCCCAACAAATCATCAAATACTGATTGATAGTGTCACCCGGAACAATATCCACTTGTCCCTGCCTGAGTAAGACCCAACAACGCTCCCCTTTATGTAAAGATCCCGCTGTTTCAAACGTCCACTTTCCTGATTCAAAAAGTGGAACACACCATTCAAAAGCGTCTGAGTTCTGGAAGTTTGTCCAACGTCCTTTCGTTACTCCCAAAACCCTATCATCCGATCCTCGCACAATTGCGAAATGGTCTGTGGAAATGCTCTCCTCCGCTGGATTGATAGCAAAAAGTGGACACTTGTTTACTTTCCAATTCAAACCCGAATGCTCAAATGCTTCAATCGGATTTGGTTCTTGATCCAATACCTCTCCCAACCGGTGCCATGCCGGTTGCCTTACAAAAAACCCTGATTCAAATTCGTGCGCCATAATAGATCTCCTTGTTTTGTTTATTCCTTGGAATCCCAATACGCTTTCATTTCCTCTTCCAAATCCATAAACTCACCTTCCCAATACTCAGCCTCTACCCGATCATTTTCCTTATAGGCTTCCGCTACTTTTCTTTCAGCCTTTTTTATGGCTGCTTCCAATTTATCAATCTTCTTCATTTCCTTGTCTCCTTTGTTTTGCTTCAAATGTAAGATTATTATAATGTATATCTTTACAAAAGTAAAGCTTTATTTTTGCTTTTATTTTCACCTAAATTTAGCTCATAACACCCTTATAAACATTGACTATCCTTGTTTTTGATTGTATAGTTATAATACAGAATGATAAAGAAAAACCCTAAGAATTACCATTCTCAGAGCATTTTTATATGCTTTTTTAATTAAAATGGGATTAAACCGTTTTTGTAATTCGCAAAGTCCATGTAGCACTTTGATTTGTCTTTTCTGCAATGCCTATCAATTCATCAAACCTAGCAAGCATTTGATCCCGATCTACAGGAAATCCATCCTTTAGTTTTTGACCCTCTTGATAAGTTTTGCGGAAACAGCCATTTTTCCAAAAATGATACCATTCCATTTCACTCTCCTTTATCTATTTACCCAATACCCATCCAAATATGGACGGCCACACACTAATGATTGCAAACAAGCTACTTGTCGATATGCGGCGAATCCTCCTTCCCGCAAAACTAACCAACCCAATCTCATAATCCCTTCCTGCTTTTCTTCTTTGTTTTGATTCAAGGCAAGCATTCCTGTTACGTGGGAATATTTTCTTTTGTCCTCTGAAAAGTCCCCAAGTTTCAAATCATCTGAATCATAGGAACTTGTAGCAGACTGAGTAGCCGTCAAAACCAAGCAAGAATAATCCTGTGATAATCTTCTTAGTGCTTTCCATTTTTCATTTTCCTGATATCGCGGATCTTTATGACTTTTTTCTGGAGCCAAAATATCTGCATAATCAATTGCTATAACATCTGGAATCCATCCCTCTTTTTTCCATCCCTTCACAATTCTGCTAATATCTGATACAGAAATTGAACCATTTGAATGCGTACTCAACCTAAAATTTCCACCTTTAATCCGACTCTGAAATTTTTCAGATAAAGTGACACTTCCCCGCCAATCCAAAACATCCTTATACTGAACTTTTTTAAACCATGAAGCCCCTGGAAATTTGATACCTCGATTTTCACATCTGGTACATGGTTTATATCTTTTTGGCCTTGATTCCCATGAAGGTTTTTCTCCTTCAGAATCCAAAAGCGTGATTTCATTTTTTCTGTGCGTTGATGGACAACTTCCATCCTGATTACTTTTACAATCCAAAACAGGAATTAGGATTTCCCCACAATCCATTTCTCTGCTAGGCTTTCCAGCAAGCCGGGTAAACATTCTACGAATTCCTTGATCCTCACTCATATCACCAACCTGAAAAAAAGCTACTTTCCTTCTAGCAAACAAAGCCCGAATAGCAAATTCAAATAGCCACCAAGTTTTTCCTCTTTTTTCTGGCCCCATAAAACTCAGAAACGAATCTCTCGTTAGAAATGGATTGACCAATTCCCCTAAAGCACCCTTAAACGAAAAAAGAGGAACTGATTTGAACTCGAATGCTTCCCGAATCAATTCTGGATCAAGAAACGGTTCAACATATGCTTTTTCTTTACAGGGAAGGGAAAATTCTTCTAAATGCTTTAATGCTTCTTCCTCTTCACCTCCATCTACAGCCTCAGAAATCTTATCTGTCAAATTTCCTAAAGCCTTTCCCCTAAAAAAATCAGAGCATAGATCCTTAACAAAAGCTTCATTGAATCCTTGCTCTAAAATCTTATCTACCTTGACCAAGATTTTCTCAATCAACTCAGAAATTGAATCCCTCATTTTTCCAGAATCCATTTCCTGCAAAAACAAATCCCAAATATGACCCTTTGGAGCCTTATCATACTTTTCAAAATAAGCAAAGCACCAAGATAAAATCAGGTCTATTTTTTCGTCTACAAACAAACCCGGCTGATACAAGGAAATGAGGTGAAGTAGAAAACCCTCGCTGTGAATAGCGGCTGTTAAAATTTGCAATTCCTTACTATCTGAAATCTTTCTTCTACTTATCATCCAAATCTCTCCGGTAAATCCACCAATAAGGTCATATCAATAATACGCCTGAAAAGTCTTCCATCCAAAGTATCTGGAGAATTTGCAGATACACTGATATATCTGCATTCTGAATACCGCTCATTCAGAAGTGTGAACCAAGTCTCATAAACCCAATCCGTTACTTTTTCAGTTCCAAAATCATCCAAGAAAAGAAATGGAACTGAAATAGCTTTTTCTATTAGGTCTGTTTTGCTCCCCTGAATTTCATTTCTCACCCTTTTTAAAAATGTGGAGGATTGAACAAACAAAACTTGCTTGGAATCTAAAATCAGTTCCCTTGCTAAAGCTGCTAGCAAATGAGTCTTCCCACAACCGACAGGGCCAGTGACTAAAAATCCTGTATTTGGATTAAGATCACAAGTTGGCTTTTTAAAATCTTGCAACTTAGCTTCTAAAAATCGTTTGGGAATACCAGATCTTTGAAGAGACCTATTTAGAATATGTTCCATTCCAACACGTCGTTTTTCTTTGAGACAATCCAAACATGGAACAAACTCTTTTAAACCTGGATCCCATAAAGCCTCATTTTTTTGGCAAACCATACATTTTTCTTTTTTCAAAATCTCACCTTCTACAAACCTCAAAACCATAATGATTTTTACAAGTCTAATTTACAATTCACCCTTGTCACTCCCATTACAACAACTTCAAGATTTCCATAAGCTGTTTCAACTTGCATAAACATCATACGATTTGGAAGAAAATTAAACCGGATTGCATATTTAGGTTCAAGTGCGTGAATCATTTTAAAAACAGATAACAAAACAGGACAAGCAAAATCCACGGCGGGTATTCCAAACTCTACATCTTTTTTTGGTAATACTTGATCTAAGTCTGGATACTTCTTACTATTTGATTGATCTTTTACCTTTTTTTCAAAATCATCTTTTAAAACAAGAGGAAAAGTAGCTTGTCCTGCTAAAAACGAGGTATCAGTAAAAACACATATATCTACTGCTTTCAATCCAAGACATATTTCTCGTCTTATAAAACATTCATTAGCTACTGATTGACTGGTTATTAAACGACAAGCAACTCTCCCATTTGTAGCTTCGATAAGTACTTTCTCCTCCTTTGGCAAAATATGAACGTAATTCAAATTTTCCCTGGTAGGATCATTACTTGCAATTGTCCCGATTGCTTTTAAAACTTTTCCTGGTAATCCAAATGACATAACTGTTTTCTCCTTGTTTGTTTTTCCAAATATCTAAAAACCTCTGTAATCGTTTGTAAGCGTTTGAGAACCTCTATCAAGGTATTATTAGTAAAAATGAAAGAAAACCCCATACAGAGTGAAATGAACGTGTTCCTGAGTATTTTAATCTGGTATTGGGATTTCATTCTTTTGTATCCAATCTAATCCGGTTTTTCCAAGCCTTTTCCATTAAAGCTGGAACTTGATCATATCCTGCCGCATTTGCTGGTCTATTTTGTTTTTTTGGTTGATCCTCATTTTGATGATACTGGTCTTCCGCAACTTTCCTGAGATTTGATTGATCTTTCACTAACCAATCCAGGCTAAACCAACTTTGGGAATGCAACCAATCATTTCCACTTAAATTTTCAAATGCAGATACCCAAACTTTCGGTGGATATGAATTGAGTAAACTGGAAATTTGTTTTTTCAACTTCACATCCAAAAAAGTACATTTCTTTAAATCTGTTTTTTTAGAAATTGCATTCCACAAATTGAAAATGATTCTTGGAGAAAGTATAATTTCATTTTTGGAAATTTTGAGTAAGATCTTTTCATGGGACTTTCCAGAAAAAAATGGATTTTCTTTTTGTTTATTTTTTCTTTCTTCTCTTTCTTTTCTCTTACTATTATAAGAGCGATCAATATTTTGATCGGATCCTGTTAATATATTGATCGGTTTGATTAAAATATTGATCGGTTTTTCATCTAAACCTGTTAATATATTGATCGGTTTGGTTTTTTTCAAGAAAGAAAAAATCCTCTTTTCTGCTAATTGAGCATAAAGAAAATACCCTTTTACCCTACATTTCATCATGCCTTTTTCTTCCAAAAAAGAACGGCTTTTTCTTTGATTATGAAAAGATAATCCAGTTTCAAATCTTACCTTTTTTAAGTCAATCAAAATCCAGTCGTTTGTGCTCTTTTTTTCTTGTCTAATTATTGAAAAAATATAAGAAAGATAAACAGCTGGAGTAAGTCCCATTCGCAAAATCAAAACTCGATGAACTTGTAAAAATCCATTTGATTTAAACAATTCTGTTAAAGAGGAAGGACCATTCATTCTTCATCTCATAAATACAAAAAACCCTTGCGGGGTGGTACAGGTGCGACAAAAGCGAATCTTGTTTGACGAGACAAGAACCCGCACCAACCCCGCAAGGGTTTTTATATTGATTTGATTTTTTGTACTTCGCATATTGTCGCTTACCTTGATCGTCAAATTTATTATATATCAAATCACTTTGAAAGTAAAGTGAAATTATTCAGATCTTTTCTTTTTACTTTCATGTTCATTAACTTTAACCTGTAGTTCGGATCGAATGTTATGCAAAAAGGCGATTTCCTTTTCAAATGCAGTTTTTGCAATCTTAAGACAATCATATGCCTGGCCCCAAGGCGTACCCTTACAGGCATCTAGTTTAGTTTTTTGAAATATAGGACAAGAATGGCATAGATCGCCTTGAGGCGAAAAAGCACAACAGGTACAAGAATCCCCTTGGACTTTTATTTCTTCTAATTGAACTAAGTTGTGTTTCCAATGTTTAATCAAGTCATTGACAGCTCGTAATTGCACTTTTAACTCCAAGAGCGAGAATGGAAAGCAAATACTATCCACGAGAGTGTAGATATTATTGAAGTCATGATCATTATATCTTTTAAATTTGCCATCATTCGTTTTAACAAACCAATCGGTTTTGTTAAAACGACAAAGAGGCACGACAGGAACAGAATACACAATCGCAATAACATTATTATTTTCATCATAAGCAAGGTGGTAATCCTCAAATGTTAAACAACGAAACGCCATTACAGCTTGAGCATTTGTGCCGTTGAATTGAAGTGCTGTTACTCGGATCCCGTGACCTATCCAATTGTAAGTTTTTGAACCATTTTCATTTTTCATTACCGTGTCTCCTTTTTATATTGTTACACAAATCCTAATTCTTCCATGATTTTCCTTGCTTCTTTCCTCGATAAATCCCCCGGATCCCCTGTATCTAAAGTTATCACTTCAACATCCATAATCGAAGCCAATTGCTTTGCTAACTTTTTTGCTCTCCTGATTCCAGGCACATCTGAATCAAACATAATGTAAATAGAATCCAAAGTGGAAAGCCACTTTATTTGCTCAGAAGTAACAGTAACCCCAAATGAAGCTATAGCACCCGGCCCTAACTTCCACATATCCAAAACACCTTCTACCAAAACCGCTTTTTTCGTATACAAAAAATCCCATCCATACAAAATATTCTTAACAGAAAGAGCATCTGGTTCTGGAGGGCAAAACATATATGAGAATTCTGATTTCTTTTTGATGCTTCGAGCAATCCAAGAAACCATGATCCCTTCCCAATAAATCGGAATGAAAATAGACCACCTGATTTCCCCAAGGTGTTCACTTCCCCTTATCTGATATCTCTCTTCAATCTCTTTTGGATCGAATCCCCTGGAGAGCAGGTAAGCTCTGTGATAATCTGAGATGTAGTTTGTATAAGTCGGGAGTGATATCTCACGTTGTAGAGCATTTTGAGCGGGTTTATGAGTAAAATTTGGGCCTATTGTGTATCGATTACAAATTTCTTGAATGTGTTCTAAGGGAAATTTAGAAAGTAGGTTCAAAGTCTTCCAAACAGGAACCCCTCCACAAGACCAACAATGGAAATATCCCCCATCTATATTCCATCCTAAATACCATTCACCTTTACAATATGGACAGGAAAATTGAATCCATCCCTGTGTACAATGTTTATCGCCAGAGGAAAGGAATTCTATTCCAAGAATTGTAACTGCTTTTTCTAAATCAATCATTTTCTTTTCTCATTTCATGCACTCAACAATAGCCAAGCTAACGCCGCTTGTAGCGGCACTTGTCCGTCTCCGCAGGTTTTAATCCGGTCCACCCGAGAGGCCAACCCATCCACCACTCTGCAAACGCCGGCGTCAGGCGGTGACCAGCCGAAACGCCCTGTGTAGATAGCCCCATCTCTAATAATTTCTGTGTCGTCTCGTGACAATCCCCCCCCTCTCGATGGCGTGCGTAAGTTGTTGGCTAAACAATATTTTAGGATCAACAACTCCTTTACTAGATTTATATTGCGCTCTTTCGAGAATAGATTTGGACTCCTGGAGGCATCGCTTGCCAGAAGTGTTAACAGCAAGGCACCACCAGCGATTGCGGAGATGGCCCGTGCCGACATGAGCGGCTGCAAGCATTCCGTCGCGCCAGGAATATCCAAGCGCCATGAGTTCACCGATGACAACATCACGCCCTCTGGTTCTGATATTGGGACTGTTTTCGAGGAACACAATCCCAGGTTGAATAATGGCAATTGATTTGAGCAAATCGAATACGAGCCCTGATTGTTCCCCTTTAATTCCCGTGCCCGAACCGGCAGATGAAATATCCTGGCAAGGGAATCCCGCTGAGATGCAATCCACTTTTCCTTTCCATTGTTCGTTGTCAAACTCTCTGATATCACAGCATTCAACCTCCAAGCTTTTAAACCAACCCTCAGACTTACGTTCCTCTAAAATAGCACAACGCCTTTGATTTATTTCGACAGCGAGCACAGATTCATGACCCAATATTTCAGAAGCAAGAATCCCACCTCCACCTCCAGCAAAAAAATGAGCTGTTTTTATTTGTCTTTTCAAATCTTTCTTATTCACAATGAAGCTAAAGCTCCTTTTATTTCCCCTCCTGGTTCTTCATAGTAAAGCCGTAACGGCTTGCCCTCAGCGCGTATGCCCTTAATCTTGCCAGCATTTATCCAATGTGCAAGCGAAGATCTCGCCGATTGGTCATTGACATAATGGTGCGAAATTGTTTCAACCGCGGCTTTCATTGTAATGCCTGGACTGTTTATAACAATCTCAATCAGGGCATGCTTAGTTTTTTGAAATGGCGAATATCGAGCTCCCTCCGCATTGCCCGCCACAGCAAACGTTTTGTGATCCTCACATAATCTGCTTTTGAAACTTCCAGTCCACGGCGTTCGATTCAACAGAGCAGGCTCTTCTATAGATGCTACATGTGGCCTGGCTAAGATAATGCCTATCCCGTAGTCGTTACATAATTGATGCACAAAACGTCTTTTCTGAAAAGACTTTTTCAGCGGCACGGCAATCGAAACATAACTGGCTCTCCGCTTCCATGCGTATGCTTGCTCGAGCAAGGCGAGCGATAGTGATAGTTTCATTTCGACACACCAGATCAAATCCCCCATACGGCCTACAAGGTCGCACACGGGGCCGTGCTCCCATGCCTGTACTTCCTGATATACATCCCAGCCCTCCGCCTCCATGAGCGCGATTACAGGGGCCGCCATGTCTGATTCTTTATTAAATTTCACAATGAAGCTAAAGCTCCTTTTATTTCTTTGAATGAACTTGCAATATCTTTATGTGTCCATCCTCGATTTCTCAAAGCATTTCTTATCAAACCCAAAGTTGGCTTTGGAATTTCCTTTATTCCTTCCCCATACAATTCTACGCTTTCCTCTAGCAAAAGATGAATAACTTCCAAGGATTTTTCTGAAAGTTCCAATCTCAGATAGATACTTAGCTTTTCAACCGGGGCTGCTATGGCTGGATTTAAAGCTTCACAAATCCGCCTTGAATGATAACTAGTGAGAGACATAAATTTGTGAGTGAGTGCTGAATAAAAATAGGTTGAAAGTTTGGTATCGTTTGCTTCATCAAAATTTGGAAGCACTTTGTGTATGAATAATAACCAGCCTTCTTGTTCCAAATCCTCAAATTCCAATCCACAAACTTTTCTTTTGAATTGAGAAGCTCTTTCTCTTACTAATCCTATAAAATCCTGAAACTGTGAATCTGTCATAATTCTACCCTTTTTTTATTTTCACTCTGAAGAACTAACAGTAATTATTTTGGGAGGCATTTTAATAAAGACAACGTTTATGGTTTTTTTACACGCAGAACAGAACGTTGGTGTGTTTTCCCATTCACCCTTTTTTAAAAAAAGATCCCCTTGCCTTTTGAAAGGAACACACTCATTTAATTTTGCTCTACAATGTGGACACATTGTCTCAATTGCTTCAAGCTCTTCGCTGGTTGAAATGTGATTGCTACACATAATTTCATACCTCCGTTTTTCTTTTGTTTGGATACCTTGGACACTTGGAGCCAGGCCAAGTTTCCTTACCTAATGATCGTCCTTTAAAGCAATCCAATTTACAACGACACATTACATATTTACCCCCTGCATCTCCTGCATCTGTAAAATAACGAATGTGCATCAAGGGGCATTTTCTACTACAAGATCCATTTTTCCTTAATGGTGGTATTTTGGAAGTAACTGTGAATTTTTTAGGGATCTTTTTATCTGTGCTTTGCATAATCAAGTATCCTTTTCAGATTTTTTTGCTTCTATCTTTCTAATTGTTTCTGTGAACCGCTTCAATAGATTGGCAAAAACAGCACTGTCATCAAGTCGGGTCTGTAATTCATATCGAATCCCACATAGAAATTGAATTTCATCATCAAAAGCGAGCGATGCGTTACTTAAACAATCCGCTGCTTTTCGCCAAGGTGTGTTCACACAACCTGTTTGCTTAGTTTTCTGAAATATAGGGCAAAGACTACATACCGGGGCCTTACCTTCTGGTGATAAAGCACAGCACGCACAAGTATTTGAATCAACATTAATCTTTTCTAGAAGCGATAAATTTTCCATCCAATGAATAATTGAATCATCAAGAGCTTTTACTTGTGCTTTGAGTTTGGCCCGTTCGGGCGATTCGGGACGGTGGAAATCCTTCTCAATATCAAGAACAATTGACCAATCACCATTTGGCCATTTGACAAGCCAACTCCCTTTAAACAACTCCTCTCTGCACTCTTGATTTGGCAATGAATAAACAATACCTGTAGCAAAAGCGTCTTGTATAACAAGATATTCACTAACACCGCGCCGCGCCATAATTTTGGCGGCGCTTTTTTTTGTCCCATCGAATTGAATTGCTTCAACTTCAACTCCGTCACTATTTCGGATATACGTATCTTCATTCATAATTATACTTCCTTTGGTTGTAATAGTTTTTGATAAGCAGCTTCAAGTTCCACAAATTCAGGAGTACCCACCGCAATAGGGATCATACTACTTATTGAGGATGCATATTTCTTCCAATGAACATCGCCCCATCGATACGTGATTCTCTCATAAATAACCTCGTTATCGGCCATAAATCGTTGTGCAGTCTTACGTAATATTAAATCCATTAGATTTCCCCTTTCGCCTTGGTGATTGCAGCTTTTATTTGTCTTACGGGGTTATAATCACACTCCTCAAAAACAACCTCCTCAAGCCAATTTTGCGCCATTTCCAACGCCTCCAGCATTTCAGGCGCGGCGACTATCAAGCGGGCGTTGGCGTTGGTTTCCTCGCGCGACTTGGTGCCACATAACAATTTACATATTTGTAATGCCCCCATATAGACGTATCCGAATTCGTGACTCCACGGCCCCGGTGTGTGTTTGCTCATGTCAGTTTCCTTTCGCCTTGGCGATTGCTGCTATTCCTAAATCTAGCGAGGGGCGGCTGTAGAGTGAATGGGGATTTTCAACGATTGCTTCCAACGCCTCCAGCATGTCAGGCGCGGCGGCTATCAAACAAGCGTTGGCTTCTACTTCATCACGTTCTTTACCCCCACAAAACAATTTGCATACTTGTATTGCTCCTGCTAAGACTAGGCTGAAATAGCTAAGCTTGTTGTATTTCCACGGCCCCGGTGTGTGTTTGCTCATGTCAGTCATGTCAGTTTCCTTTTCTGTAACGTTTTAATAAAGTTTTCAACAAATCCTGTTTCTCAATTTGCTTCCCATCCAAAACCTGAGAAAGTACTTTAGCTTTTGAATCAATCAAATCCATCATGTCCATTTCAATAGAATCTTTTACCAACATATAGTACACAAAAATGGTTTTAGCTGTTTGCCCGATTCGATTGATTCTATCCGTGGCCTGTTTTAAATCCGCCGGCGACCAAGGAAGCTCAATAAATAATACGTTTGAGGCTCCGATTAAGTCAATTCCTACTCCAGCCGCTTTCAGATTTCCTGCAACCATTCTGATTTTTGGATCGGTATTGAACCTTTGCACATCTTCATGGCGCTTTTTAACAGGAACCGATCCATCAATCCGGATAGCCAATTTCCCGAAGTGATCCATCAAAAAATTTATGCCAATTTTATGATGACCAAAAACTACGATTTTTTGATCTCCATCTTCTAAGAAATCCTCCAACCATTGCGCTACCATCGGTAATTTCATCTGTAAAGTATTTTGCCTCAACTCTGAGATTTCAGCCAGAATGTTTGCTGTCGTTTTGTCTTTTTTGAATACATTCTTTTTGAAATCAGACAAAGCTATATCATAGGATTTGGAATTCAATTTCAGTGGGAGTACAGTTTTTACTATATCCGGCATTTGATCTTGTACCTCTTCTTTCAAACGCCGAATCATCAACCGCTTTTCCTTTGAAATCTTTTCATGTAATTCCTCTTCGTTGGAAGCGCCTTTAAAATCCCAACCAAACCCATTATGCTTTGCAGCACAATATCTATGAGCATATTTCCAGAAACTCGGAAACAAAGTAGGATCCAATCGTTTCAAAATCTGGAAGAACTCAACAGGAGCATTCACAACCGGAGTTCCTGTAAGAGGAATAAAATGCTCACACAAATGATGAAGTTTATAAACTGCCTTGGTGCGCTTGGTTTTTCCGTTCTTGATATAGTGTGCCTCATCCACAACCAAAACATCAGGCCCCCATATCTTGATCTCATTTATCCAATCATGAAGTATGTCATAGTTAATCAAGAGTAAGTTTTTGGAAAGCTTGATCCTATGTGGAGTTCTACTGGAAAGTACTTCCACTTTTCTTTCCGGTGTCCATTTTTCTACTTCATCTTTCCATTTCCATTTAACTACCGCTGGCATGACTACAACGGCTTTTTTCTTTGGATGGAGCCTGAGCCAGGCTAAAACCTGTAAAGTCTTTCCAAGCCCCATATCATCGGCGAGAAGTGCCCTCCCGTTCTTGTACTCTAAGAAGGAAACACCTTTTCTCTGATATGGACGTAAGGATTTCCAGAGCTTTCTTCCAAGCCGTTTTTTGATATGTTTAAGCTTCCAATTCTGCATCAGAAAAAACTTTCAGGGTTCGGCCAATATGCTTCTTTTTCATATAAGCTTTTTTCAAATATTCCATTTCTAAGATCATGTAATTAACACCTTCTTTTGTAAGATTCTCTTTTAAAATCTCGTTTTCTTGGAGAATCAAAATCAACTTTTCCATGACTTTTTTAGTTAAACGGGAAGGATTCTTTCTGAAAAGGAATGAACCAATAGTAACGCTGGTTACTCCTAATTCCTTTCCGAGTCTGGCTGAAGACATTTCCTTTCTAGCCATATACAATTTGGTTGATAGTCGAACTGTTGCATAAAAATTCATGTTCTGATTTCCTCCACTTTTATTATGAGTCTGTCTGTCCACTCTTCTCTTTTTGGTAAATGCTGTTGGCAATAATAAGTTTTTTCTGCGTAATGAATAGGACTAAACCAAACACAAAAACGAGCCGGTTTACCACAAGTTTCCCATCCACTTACTGCCTTTAGAGCTTCACATGTGTGCTTAACCCTTTTCATCTTTCCTCCTTTTGTTCGTTTTCCCAAATATCAATGGCTCGTTGCAATCTTCTTGATGTTTTCTGTTGCATATGAGTTAAACTAACACCAAGATATTTCTTAACATTTTCTTCATCGCAGGGCTTGATCGTATTAAGACTATTGATTTCAGTCTGAGCCATATTAAAGGCTAATACTGAGTAATTTTGTCTAGTGATGGGGGCAACTCTCATAGAGACAGCTGCAATTTTTGTTGCAATACTTCGTAAAATTAAGGCTGTTTCTGCTAGTTTTAACATGTTAATTTTCACGATCCAATCTCCTTCCTGATATCCATAACAACAGGATCGCCATGAGCGTTTTCGTATGCGTCTATGCAGTCAGGACAAGCCGCTCTGCTTCCAACAGGGGTAAACGTCTCGCCACAACATGAGCACTCTTTCTGTTTGTCTGCTTTTTCAATCATTGTCGCGATCTCCTTTTGTCTCTGCGTTTCAGTGGCTAGGCTACATCTACAAAAACAAAAACTATACCAGCGTTAGTCCAACCACCTACCAAATTACCGTTCCATCCCATTTCATCACACAAAGCAAGTGCCGCCCGATGCAGGTTCTCGCGTCCCGAATCATTTTCCCACGGGATCGTGATACAATTCCCAGATTCTGTCCACGCTGCCGCAAGTGTTTCTTCGCGCCTTTCTGTAAAAATAGCCTTGCATAAGCTGTATCGCGTCGTGTTTACGCTGCTCATTGTCGATCTCCTTTACGTATTGTGTGTCTAATTTGTCAAGGTTCTTTGAAGTACTTCTTCATGTTCCTCGCGTGCTTTTTCAAGGGCGATTGTGGCTCTGCTAAGTTCAATCCGTGCATCGACTTTATCATGCAGCTTTTCGCTCACAAACGCTTCTGCTTGTTCAACTTCAGTCATTGTCTCGATCTCCTTTTGTTTTGCATTTTAATTTTCTTCAAGAATCGAATCGTACCACCAGATCCATTTCAGATTATGTGTATGATGAAAATCGTCTTTCTGGACACCGCCAATAATATTTTCACCATCCCGATCCTCTTTACAATATACACTACACTCAATCCGTTGCCGATAGCATTTCATAATTCGCTCAATCGCATTCGGGCCACAGCATGTCTCAATCCAATGCCTGCCAGTTCGTGAAATCCAGAATATCTGATACATGGCTACCTTCGATCTCCTTTGCTCTGCGTTTCGAGGTTAACTTGCTCGTTTGTTGAGTGATTCAATTACTTGATCAACTGTGCGATTGCCAAACTGTATAGCAGTGATCCTGGCATAATAATCACCAGGGTCGCTGTTGATGCCGTCGCGTCCAGCTTTCGTTAGTTTTGTACTGCTGGATATCATTTCATCTAGTTTGGTCACAATGAAGCCGCTGGCTGCGTTACGTGTTTCGATCCTGCGACCATCTGCCAATTGTAGATAATAGATATTTGTCGGCTCAATACTTGACGATACACCAACATCTTTTAACTTGTCCTGCCAATAGGCTGCTTGTTCTTTAGTCATTGTCTCGATCTCCTTTGCTCTGCGTTTCGCTTGACACCCTCGGCGAAGGTGCCCAGGGAGGCGCAGAGTGTACCTCTGGTTAGGCAGCCAGACCTGCCGTCACTTCTTTAACCAGTGCATCCCAATCCGATACCGCACTAATGTTAATCGCAACCCCATTGATTGCAAGCTCAAGCCTTCCATCTTTCCAGGCCGTTACTGTAGCACTTGCTTTGGTGGTCCAGAAGAGATAACGGCTCAAGGTTGCGTCGCTAGTATCTTGCTCCACTTGGAGGATCCAAAAGTTCTTCTTGAGCGTGTCTGTAAGTTTGCTGGCTAAAGTTTTCATGTCTAAGCTCCTTGCCCTTTCGGGCTGTTAGGTTTATTAAATTTTCGCTTTGCCTCGTTCCCTGTGCTCTTCAAATGTAAGATTATTATAAACCATTCCTTTTAAAATGTAAAGCTTTATTTTCATTCTATTTCTAACTAAATTTGACTCATAACACCCTTATAAACATTGACTATCCTTGTTTTTACCTATATGATTATAGTATAGAATAGGAAAGAAAGTGAAAGTAAGTTGAGTAAAAACAAGCATAAAATGGAATAAAAGATATCCCTGAATTTAATTAAAGGAAAAGGACGTATCAGGGGGATTAGTCTGATACGCCCTCAACGCCGAGCAGGTAGGGTGGGAACCTGCTCTCTTGGGAAGCACACGGAGGATAAGCCGTGCGTGTTGTGTTTATATAGGGGATAGCCCCATTTTGATTAAGAGTAAAACTAAGGAGGATAAAGCTTCTCGAATTTCAGACAAAGCTTTTTCTACATCTGTTCCTATTGATTCTCCCCCTACGTTCCATTCTCCCGAGCCATCTTCATTCCATTCATATCCAGCATTGATAACAGAAGCATCCTGTTTTCCAAATACTACCGTATTCCGAAGCCTTGTATTTGCTCCGTCTGTATCGACAAATTCAACCGACGTCGTAGCACATCCTAAAAGCAAAAGAGACAAAACAGAAACTGAAATAATTTTATCCCAAGGCCATTTCCAAAGTGGTTTACCATTATCATTCCAATTTTTCCTGATATTCTCCAAGGTTCGCCACAAAGCAGGAATCGCTGCAATCAAAAGAACAGGCCAATGTGTTTTCAATTCAGCAAAAGTTTCTGGTGGAGTAAACATAGCTAAATCAGCAGCACTTAAAACTCCTAAATGGCGAAGCCAAGAAAACAAAGCCTTCCAAATAGTTACAGAAATTTGATATCGTGGAACTCTTCTATTTACAACTCTTGTTCCATCATAATATGTTCCATTACTCATTTTCATTTTCCTTTCCAAAAACTTGATACTTTAACCAATCCATTGGAAACGCAGGGCCTGGATCCACTTTTCTTTTCGGTGCTATATCATCATGTCCAACTATCTCTTTTATTGTGGGATACTTTTTAATCAAAGCCCTACAAACTTCCGCTGTTTCTTTATATTGACACGAAGTAAATCTCTGCCAAAACCTTAGATCTTTTCCTATTGAAAAATTACCAGCATTTCTGTGAAGAGATTCTAAAACCTCTTCTTTTGGAACCTTTGCCCCTGTCCAAGAAAAATAATGGGAACTTCCTAATACTACAGGCCCCCAATTCACCAACTCAATTCCTATGCTGTGATTATTCAAATTCTGGAAACCATTCCATTCAGATCTGCCAGCGTGAAAAGCTATTCTGTCGAAAGGAACAGTTTGCTGAATTTTTCCATCCCTTCCCATAATCAAATGAGCTGAAACAAAAGTATCATCTTTCATCGTCAACCAAGAAACGGCACCCCTTGCATTTCCTCCAGCTGTATAATGAATAACAATTAGGTGAGGATCCCGTAAAGCTCCACCCTTATCGGCAGCCGGAATGAAAGCTGTATCTTTTAAAATATGCCCTTCATTGATTTCAATTTTTTCTTTCACCTAAAATCCCTTTTATTTTAGCCACATCAGTAGTAACAATATCTATTTTGGAATGGAGCAATTCTACTGACTTGTGCATTTTGTCTGTACAATCGTTGTGATTTGCCTCACAAGTTTCTATGCGTTGGTTTGTTAAGGCTAGATCCCGCTCGATTAAAGCTTGTTTAGCAACTTCTTCTGCTTCCTTCTTAGCAGCTCTGTCAACTGCCCCTATAACAAACCTCCATACTATAAACAAAAGACCGCTCACGGTAATTGTAGCGCCCACAATCGCGTTTGTATAATTTTCTAAAGAGTCAGCCACTTTCCTTCTTTCTATATTATACGTTTGATTACATCTTTTCAAGGATGAAGGTCTGCAACTCTACATCGTTTTCTGCATGAGACGCCGACCACTCGTATGTAACACATAGAATATTAGCTATGGTTGTATCTAACGCTGGGTGATTGATTCCACCCAACATAGTATTGACGCTGTTTTTTGTCTGCGAAATTTGGAAAGTTGAGTGAGCACTTCCCCCAGCTCCAACAGCGTGCGGCGTACCTGTTACAAAAATCACGCCTGTATCATCGTCGTCTGGATTGTATGCGGTTGTTTCGCAGATTAGACTACCAGTCAATCCGCCAATTCGCACCCTGATTTTAAGCGTATCAGCCGCGTTATTATCAAGTACCTTATAACTGGCTGTTAGCCTAAATACACAACCCATCGTCATAGAGTTGGCGGGTAAAGTAAAGTTTACATCGAAAAGTGCTTCGATTGCACCAGCGGGGGAAAGGGTCGAGTGATTAGCATCGACATAAAGCGCACCGCCTAAAGAGTAACCGTCTGTAGTTAACGTGGGCACCGCGCCTGCAACCCGAAATCTACCATTGTCATCGGCGAACAAATAAGCAGCAGATTTATCTGGTGAATGAAATATTGCATGGCCCGGAGTGTTCCCACCAGCCCCCGCATGAACTGTAATTACTCCACGCTCCGCACCATCTTCGCCAGCCGTCATAGCCCCACCCTCAACCTCTAAATCGCCGCCATTACTAATATCATTAACAAAATCTACATCACCAGTTGCTCGCTCGATAGTCATTGCAGCACCAATCAAATTACCAGAGTCATCATAATTCGCCACAACTAAATTACTACCTGCATCCGCACCACCTTCTGCTGTAATATCTGTAACGACAGCCCACCGCTCAGAATCGTTTGTTAAAAAGTAAATCCCTCTATATTCTTCAGCCGCACCATCTATATACACTGAAGCAGCTCCAACGCCCGTTCCTACTGTGGTTTCTCCATCGATGTCCATATCCCCATTGAAAGTTCCATTTCCATCAGTATCAATTTCAGCACCGGAACCTGCATTTCCACCTCCAAATTCCGTACTTCCTTTTAATTGAGAATTTCCTTCAACCCTAAAAGCACCAGCCGCATATATGTTGTTTTCTACGTTTAAACTTGCTTTGTAGACAGCATCCGAATTTTTGATATAAACGGTGGAATTTCCTACAGCATTTTGAGCATCAATATTTATATTTCCCGTAGTATTGGTTAAATCACCCCCCTGTAAATCAATGTCCCCGGTAGTTACTAAATCCACAATGGTGTAGGAATCTGTGTTGTCTATGGTGTCATTATTTACCGTATCATCCTGGATTTTAGTTCCATCAAGAAGCCCCGCACCATTTGTAATAAAGTGAACTCCGCTTCCCATAGCAAGCAAGCCTGGACAAATAATCCCTCCAGTAGTCGTTAAAATCCCAGTTATCAATCCTGTTCCTGCAACTGCCAAATTTCTTTCTATATCTAAACTTGCTTCATAAGTACCATCTGAATTCAAAATATATACAGTGGAATGAGCTGCCGCGTTCACTGCATCAATATTTAAATTCCCTGTAGAATTTTTGATATCCCCTCCCCTTGCATCAAAATCCCCTAACGTGATTATGTCATCACCAGCCAAAATATCAACATCGACAATCAAACTTTGATCGAAATCTACAGTTCCATCAACGTGAAAAGTTCCGGCAACTGTAGCATCATCGCCCACCGTTAAATCATCGCCAACAATCACATCATCACCGGCTGTAATATCCAGATTTGTTGTTACATTTTGGGCTTCCACATTCCCCGCCGCTGTAAGTGCTCCGCCACCTCCGGCATAGGTAGGATGCTCTCCAGTCCCCCAATTGATGGCTGTGAAGGGTGTTACTGAAGTTGTGAGCATGACAAAAATTGAAAGTAAACTTAACCAACTCATTTTATATTCTCCTTTTTAAATTTCTTAAACAACTTGATCCGTTAATTCCCCGGATACGTCTATCCAAAGTTTAATGTGGCCAAGATAACCATATGGATTTATTGCGCTGTGAAAAAAAAGGTAAGATCTTGCTATTGTATCATCCTTATCATCATCATCTAAAGACAGAGGACAATTTCCAGGCTCTTCTAAATCTAAAAAAATTTCTGAATCGGATCCTAGCGTTACGCCAAAATTACCATCCAACCATTCATTTCCTCTTGCTCCCCCTGATGCAGCTGCAGCTGGTGCTGGCAATGATGGAGAATTTACTGTTTCATAATTACCACTTACAATATCGCCTATTCTCGCTTGAATTGCGCCTGTAACAGAATCACCCGCCCCCAAAATCCAATACCCCCATTGAATCAATGTTTTTCCTAAAACCCCTGTAAGCTTTGATGTTGAAAAAATAAAAGGAACATCAATCTTATGAATACTAAGTTGTGCTCCAGCAAGATCTTGTCCATCATAATACCCAAAAAAAGTTTCAAAATGAACTCCTACACTATCAGTAGAAGATGAACTAGAACTTGGGATTGCCCAACGATTTGTCCAAGCAAGAGATATTGCTCCCGCCCAATCATAAAGAGAACTTCCAAGCCACATACCAGAAAAGCCAGATTCAGTTTCTATTGTGGCTTGGGGACATAATTTGATTTGATAATGAAGTAAATAATCAAACGCCTTTTGCATTCGTAGCCAAAAATTAGTATTCAAAATATTTTCAAGATAAGGAGAGGAATAGGAAATATACGGAAAGTCCCCCAAACCTATTTGAGAAATTAACCAACCTAATGTAACAACTTCATCAGAATCAGAAGAAACCATAGCATGGTATCTATGAAAATCATAATCTCGGATACTACCATGTCCTCCTTTAAGAAGATATCCCGCTCCTGAAGTTTTGCGAAAAGCATGAACCATTTGTGTTATATTTCTTTGGCTGTAATTACCCCAAATAGACAAACCAACCAAATCTGAAGATGTAACATCTGTTTTTTTATCCCCTTCATTATTATAATACCACTCTTTTTTATCAACCCCTAAACAATTCAACCGTTCATTTATAGCAATCATAATGGAGGCTTCTATCGCTGCTAAGCAATTTGTGCTTTTACCATCCCAATCTCCATCATAAGGCCAAGTCATGCCGGGGGCGCTCCATCTTCATTTGTTAGACTTTGCATGGCTGTCCACATAGAATCACCAAAATGAGCCATCCAATTTTGGTCTCCTTTGCGAATAATCCGAGTTCCTGTAGTGGGAATGGCTGGAAAGGAAGCTTCCTCTTCTACACCTGGTTGAACGGGTGTGTATCTTTCATCCCCTGCATAAGCTCTATAAATTCTATCGCCTTCATCCCCTGCATCGCCACCGGATTTTCTCCAAAAAACTTCTTTCATTCCATATTCAGGAACGCTGGGCAAGATTGCTACATTTTCTACCCCCGGTTGAACTTGAACTAAGTTTCCGTCTTGAACCATAAAATGCTGGAGATCACCTTGATCATCTTGATTTCCATTTGCATATATTAAAGTTCCGTCTAATAAAGTTGCTCCATTGATAATGGTATCATGATCATTCACCACAACAGAAATGGGTTTTAATTCCCCGTCTATCATAATGTAAGCAGCTTGTGGCTCTTCTGAAATGTACCCAAACTCCCCATCTTCCATCATAGCTTTTAGCAATGCTTCAGTTGTACTAAAAGCCGTTAGAATCGCGTATACATCATCATGAATTTTTACAAAAACGCCCTTTGGAGCCGATGTAGTAAATCCAATTCCTCCATTTTCTAAAACTGATTTCAAAGCAGCTCTGTCCACACCTGAAATGAAAGGCATTCCTTGATGATCATGGGTCATTGGTGCATAATCAGTAGAAGAACCTGCCGTTCCTACATCAAACGTAACCGGCTCCATTGCTCCCGTTCCAGCACTTGGCATATCAGCTTGTAAATCTGCTATATCAGATGTGTTTTGGATTACTTGATCTGAATCCCCTCCAGTTCCTTCTAACAATTCTTTCAAAGTATCTGAAATTTCATCCGGGCTTAATACAGCTATTAAAGCATCTTCAAAATTACCATAAATGGGTTCATCTGGAATTTCAGTGTGGTTCTGCCAAATTATGTATTCTGTAGAATCCAAATAACCATCATCATAAGAATCAGGATCAATCAGATCCAAAATAGTGCTTTCAAATCCCCAATCCGTTGTTCGATTAGTTAAAGAATCATCTATCAAACTACTGATAATTTGGGCTGGTGTTTTTCTTTCTTGATAGACTTGGCTTCCTGTTAAATCCTCTCCCCCTTCTGCTATTTCACTTTCTACAGGAGCGGGATTTCCTATTTGAATTGATACTCCACCTGGAACAT